CATTTCAAAAATATCAGACTGGTCATTTTCAAGCTCACTAATAATATTTTGAAGGTCAGTAATTTCCTGTTGATGTTCTTTAGTTAAATAAGAAATAGGTTTACGTAGTACAGCTTGAGAAGTTTCTACAGAGCATTTAAAAGTTTTTTGAAGAAATGTACAAGCATCTTCATAAGTTAGGTCAAAAATAGCTTTCCAATTATTTGTCTTTTTTAGTTTTTCAATAATCTGAAGCACTTCAAGTTTTTCCTGGTTATCCTTGATCTGATGTGTTAGTCTATTAGTATGAGTTTCAATTAGATAATTAAGATTAGACTTAACAACCATATCAAAACTACAAGGAACATAGATATGGTCTTGGTCGAAAAAAGCAAGGTTATAAGTTTCAGAAGTCTGTAACTTTTTATATAGTCTATCAAAAAGCTCTTGCATATCGCACTGCTTTTTAAATACTTTTTCAATAACAATTCTAGTATCATAAGTGGACTCATCACGCATATCTACTTTATCTAAAAGAATTTCTTTTTCAATGATCTTTCTTACGTGCTCTGCAGATTTAGATGCTGGCATAGCAGTGATTGTAATAATACCATCCTTGTCAATTGACATTTCAGGCGCAAGTCGAATAGTGCCCTTACCATTCTTTAAGACACTTTCCCAATCAGCTTTAGATGATAATATAGGAACTCCAACATTAGGAATTGGAAGCTTCTTAGGAGTATAATTAAGGTCTTTGTGCTTAAGAATGTCTAGATAATAATCAAACATCCCTGAGATATCAAGACAAGGAATATTCAATTTAGGAAGTCCTGCTGGGATGCCTGACATACCATTAATAAAGCAAATAGGTAACAACGCTGGCAAAGCCACAGGCTCTTCATAGTCTAACTCACCTGTCATCATAGGACAATATTCAATACCATCACATAATAGTTCTATCGCTAAATCAGATAGCTTTCCACCGATATAACGATCCGCAGAAGCTTCAATGCCTTTAGCTTTATTACCCCAGTTACCTTGTTTATCCATAAAGCTTAGTTTATTGCCGTTATCTCCGAGAGAAACAATTACTCCGGAAATAGAGGAAGGATGAGGGTGATATTTTAATCCCGTCGCTGCTAGCTCGCTAATTTTCACAATGTGTCTAGGTGCGGATTTATACATACCATAAATGATACGTTTTTGCACACTTTTTGCAGCGTCTTTGATACAAGGATAACTTCTACCATTTGCAACATAAATACTATATTCTTTATAATTTTCAGCAGCAAGTTCTAAAGCATCCTTTACTGGTGTAACTTTATTCATTTAGTATTCCTCCTTTTAATCAAATAGCCCGGCAAAAAGATTTCCCTGTGCAGGCTTGATCTCTTCAGCAGTTTTCGCTTTTTTGGTACTAGGTTTACTAATAGATACATTTTTTTCATTAGATGTAGTAGTAAGCTTTTTAGGTTTTACAGCTTTTTTGATGTCAGTTATCAAATTAGGATTCTCAAAGACTTTTGTTTCATTACTTAGAATGATCCCAAGGTCTTTTAGTAGGCTACCTTTACCTTCAGAAGTTCCTAAAATCCTATTAAATTCATCAATATCAGAAGGATATTCAATCTGCATAACATTTCTAGTATCTTTATCGACAAGAAAATAGAAAAGCTGGTCGTCATTCATTTCTCCAAGTCCCTTAAAGCGGTGTACATCTTTAGCTGAAGCAGGAATATCCTCAACTTTATTACACCAATCATAACCTTTTTTGGTTGACCAGCAGTACAAGGGTGGGAGTGACACAAATACTCTACCCTGTTTTACCATGTCAGGAAACAAATTAATGAACACTGCTAATACAAGGCAATTAATTTGTAAACCATCTGGGTCAGCATCGGCAGAAATAATAATCCTCTCATAACGTGACTTTGACGCGTCACATTGAGCTCCAATGCCACAACCAATACTATTTGCAATATCGCAAATTTCTTTATTCTGAATTACTTCTTTAAGGTCTTTATACGTTGTGTTAAGAATTTTACCTCTAATAGGAAGTACAGCTTGTGTAGCTTTATCTCTAACACAGAGGTAAGGTCCCATAGCAGAGTCACCTTCAACAATAAATAATTCAGTATCATCGCGCTTTTTAGATGTACATTCTACAAGTTTTGAAACTACTGAACGACGTCGAATATTATCGCCAGAATCTTCATTAATTTTAATTAAAGAAGAAATTTCTTTACGAGAAAGCAGAGCATTTTGTGCTATACGGTACTCCTCAAAACGCTTTAAAAGCTGCTGTGCGACCTCAATGTTATTAGTCAAATACTTTGTTAAGCTCTTGCTAAAAGCCTCCATAAGGCTATCAAAATAAGCCTTATTGACTACTAATTTCTCCTTTGTCTGAGAAGAAAACTCAGGATGTGAAATAAATACTGCACAAATACCGCGCAGTCCAACTAAATAATCAGAAGGTTTTAGGTCAACAGCAGGACGTAAGTTCTTATATTTAGTTAGAAGAGCTTCCCAAGTAGAAACAATAGTTTTAGACAGGCATTGAATATGAGTGCCTCCAAGATAGTTGGAAAGTAAGTTAGTATATCCAAAGTATCTATCTTTAGTATCAGAAGTATATCTTAGAGCTGCTTTCATAGACTCGCCTTGATCATTAGAAACTTCAATTGTTGGGATATCTACGTACGTTGCAATTTTAGAATCCTCTTCTTTAATTAAATCAAAAATAGTACAATTTGTGTCTAATTCTTCGTTATCTATAATACATCTTGCTCTAAAGCCGAGTGCAGAAGCAATCTTACAACGGTTTATAACGAATTCGTGAGGAATTTTAGCTGAATGGAAATACTTTTTATTAGGAATAAATGAGGCTGTTGTACCATCTAGTTCGTCTGTTTTTCCTTTACTTAGTTCAACGTCCGCAGAACCATGAGTAATAGCATGAACAAATTTACCTTTACGTCTAGTAGTAATTTCAAACGTTTCTGAAAGCGCGTTAGTAACAGTCATACCAACGCCGTTAAGGCCCGCAGAATAATTATATGAATTGTTATCAAATTTACCACCAGAATTAGCAATGGTCATTAGAACCTCTACTACTTCCTTCTCTTCACCATTATCAAGCTTTTTCTTACCATGTGGAATACCACGGCCAAAATCTTGGACTGTATATCTATTTTCTTTTGTATTTACATTAACAACAAGCTCGTGTGAATGCTTTGCACTTACCTCATCCATAGCATTATCAAACATCTCAGAAAAAAGAGACCTTGGATCATTTGCTTCTCCAATATACATACCAGAGCGTAGCTGAATGTGCTCGATGTCATTTAAAACTTTAATATTATCAGAAGTATATTGTTTTGTTGCCATTTAATATTCTACTCCTTTATATCATTTTTTCTGTTATTATATCACCATATATTATACAATACACTTTTACAAAATTAAAAAGGCCCGTCTTTTGACGAACCCTTTATTATTATAATTTTCTACTATTCATTAATTTTGCTAGTGCTGTTTTATCACTCATAGGAATTACTGCAAGTTCATTCATTGCTGGAATAACAGTACTGTGTACATAATCATTACCATTTAAATCTTCATAGTCTTTAACCAGCTCAAAGAAAGCGTGATGTTCCATTTCAGACCAAGCTAACATAGGATTTTTTGTCTCATCTGTAAACAATCTATATTCATCTAACAATTTAGCGCGAATAGCATTTTTCTCACGTTTTTCTAGACGATCTAAGCGCTCATTTAAGGTATGCTGATTATCAATTACTCCGTTTTTAATCTCATTACATACCTGTAAAAGTTCTCTATCAGTATTTTGAAGTTGTGCCTGAATTTGCAGGCTCTGAGCTCTATAGCCCGGGAGAGCATTTATAGCTGCTTCAAGAGAAGCTATTTTAGCATCTCTAGCTAAATTTTCTTGCTTAAGTAATTCTTCTTTAGCTTTTTCTGCTTCTCTTTGTTTTTTTAATTCTTTAGGTAAACCTACCATCTTATTAAAAATAAAAGTAACAGAAAGTGTTAAAATAAGTGTTCCAACAGTAGCAAGTATATTTAAAAACCAACCTGGCATAATTAGATGATCTCCTTAAAATGCATTTTTATATCATTTAATTTAGCCAATAATATTTAAGTTTTTAATAAATTAACAAATTATTAATTTGAGCTCTTAGATATATTATTCTCTTTTGTCGTGCTGATAAATTTTAGCTGATATATTTCATTTCCATTTTCATCATCGCCTATTTTATCAGTAACTAGCTTATGTAGTGGTATGCCATCATACTTTAGTTCACTTGTTGAAAGACTTGCTGTGCTAATATCACCAGTAGCTGTAATGTTTTTTACACCAGTAATGTTACTGGCATCATTACCGCTAAATACCAGACCACCTTTTGTTTCAATATCACCATCAGCTACAATCGTCCCGCCAGCTTTAATATCATCAGTTATTTCAAGCTTTCCTGTTGCATCAATATTGCCAAACAGCTTTATTGAGCCCTCCGTATCACCATGTTCAATTTTAGGAAGTAAAGCAGGCTGATGAATATCCCAGATACCATCTTTTTTTTCTAAAATACATAAAGATACCCATTGTCTTTTCCTTGCTTCATTCTCTACTCTGCCCTCTTCATAACTAATATCTCTAGTAATAAGTGCTGCTGTGTTGGTTAGTGGCACTGTAGAGAAAGATAGCCCAGAAAAGTAGTACTCTGTAATAACTGTACTATTATTGTTATTAGTATTAATAGGTAAGTCTATGCTTGTCTCACCCCAAGCTTCCTTACCATCGTTAGATTTGGATTGATTGCGTAGTACTAGTGTTGCATATGTTAAATTTGTATTTTCTGTGTCTTGATAAAGCTTTGCTTCTTCAAGAAAGATATTAGCATAAATACGACTAATATCTGCTTCGCCTACTAGCTTTTGTTTTAAATTGTTAGCAAAGTCTGTATAGGTCTTATAACCTGATTCTAGCTTAATATCAAAAATGTATCCTGCGAGAACTAATGATAATAAAGCATTAGTACTATTCCACTCTTTTACATAGGTTTGAGTAAAACCGTTTAAACTAGAGTTTTTTCTAATATTCGCCTCTGTATTTAATCTAGATTCTGGGTCAAAAGGAATGAAAGTGTCACCATTGTTTATTGCCGCACTTCTTCTTCCGCAAGGATACGCTTGAATATTAGTACTTTTCACAAAAGCTAGCATTGGACCGTTATTACTATATCGATGTGTTTCGTTAAACATTAACATTGATTATTTCACTCCTTAATTAGAAATAATAAGTTCCCAGTCTATAACTAAAGCCGTTGAGGCGGACATAGTAAGAGCCGAATCCTTATTTTCTTCTGTTAATTTACATATTGCCGCATAATCGTTAATTTCAGTAGCGGTACTGCATTGATTTGAATCAGTATATAGGCCGATTGCATCAAAATCTGCAGTTTCCAAAACAGTTCTAGGTATTACAAAGCTATACCGTACTTTGTCCTTTTCTGAATCATTTACCTTTTCTGGTATTGTTTGTCTAAAAATAAACTGAGACTTGCTATCATAGACTTCAGTATCTGTAATATTTTTATTAGATTTTAGTAACATAATTTTACTAGGCATATTTTTCCTAGCCAGTTCAAAATTACCAGCAAGACAGTCTACTAAAAAATCAAATAAAGGGTGTTTACCAGCGTTATGCTTTTGTGCAATTATGAATTTTTTACCATTCGTATACTGGGATAGCGTAACTATCCCAGTATAACTAATATTGTTTATAGCTGTATTTTTCATATATTATTCCTCATTATCTCCTTCTTTTTCAGTACTTTCCACTTCTATATCCACTTCTAGTTGCTGCACAGGCGTTATTCCTAAGCTATTTTCTAGCACAGGTATAATTGTATTAAATAACAGACCTGTATGCAATAAATAATTATCATCTGCAGCATCTGGATCATTTGAAGTGCTTTCGAGGTTATCAAAATAAGGTTTATGCTCACCAACTTTAAATAACTCAGATAAACCAGTACTTGTTTTAGCATCTTCATACCAACCCAAGTCTTGTACGAAGTCAGCCTGTAATGCATTATGTACCTTAACTTCAGTAATATAAGTATCACTATATTTATTCTGTCTAGACACTCTGCAGGTCATACCAGCAGGTAAAATATACGGTATAAGATCCATAAATAAGACAATATCTACCAAGTCTTTTGGAAACGTTACTACTAAACAATTATCTTCAATTTCCATAAAATTCGTAGGATCGAAACTGCTTGAGACACCTGCAGCGGCAACTAAAGCTTCGGCGGCAATTTCAACTGCCTTTTCAGACCCTTTATATTTTAATATGAGCGGCAGTACGCTTGCAATTGCTAAAAGCTGTTTTTTATTATAATTACGCTTTACTTTGAATCCAAGTGTTAGTGCAAGTAACTCAGTTAACTTAGAATTTGCTTTTGTATTAGGCAAATTATATAAGTCATCAACATTGTGCTTAACAGCGTTAAGCACAATGTTGATTAACCAGCTTAGATACTGAAAGTCTCTAGAAGCGTTTGTGTAGATAGAAGGAACTTGATTATAAAAATTAATCATTAATTAGTACCTCCATTTAATTTAATTTAGAAGAACGAGCAACTTGAATGCCGTCAGTTAGATAGTCAATATCTAATTTTGAAATAACAAAGTTATTATTTACATTATTAACATCATAATTAGTTCTCGGATTTAATAAGGTATTTAATTTTTTATCACCTTCAGTAAACTCTATAGCAAGCGAGCTTTCTATCGGAACATTATAATAGAAGTCATTATTTTTGTCCAAATCTTTTATCTCAGCTAAAAGCTGCTTTTCTTGTGTTAGTACTTTTTCTAGCTCAAGAAGTTCTTTAGACTTACCTGCGTCTTCTTCTAGCTTATCAAGACTGTCAGAAAGATTATTCATAGCTATCTTAAGACTTGCCTCAATATCATTTGTTTCGTCTAATACATTAATAGCTAACCATGCACTTAAAGCATTTGTCCAGCTTCTAAGAATAATACTCTTGTCTTCGGTATTTTCGTCAGGCTTAGTTCTATCAAATTCATTGCTAATTGCATCAAAAACAGTTTTAATTTTGTTATATACAACACTTTTATCTATGAGATCTAGCACTCTCTCTCGATATGAATCCGGTAACAAAGACTCGTCAACTAATTCATTATTTGTAATATCAACATTTACAAGCCAATCTAGCAGATCTTGTTTACTCTGTAGTTTATTTAGCAAGTTTTTATCAGAATAATCTGCATAAGATGGTGCATTTGACTCGCTTACTACTACATTACTGAGGTCACTTATATAATCTTTAATAGCATCTAACAAAGCACTCTCGGTATTAGAAGTATAACCAGTAAATGCTGATTTGACATTATTAGCAAGATCAGTTACTTTGCTATAAAAATCATCTTCCTTAGCAGTAAACTCTGGATAGTTCTCTTCATATAGAGTGATGCTTGGACACAGTAAATTTGATACTACATTAAGTAGCTTTGTGTCTGTACTAATAATGCCATTAAGTTCTTCTTTTAGTGCTGCCAATAGTTGCTGCTTTTCGATGATAGTAAAGCTACTAACATTATCAGCATTAGTAAGTCGACTAAGCTTGTCATATATACTGTTTATGATAGTATTTCTAGCACTATCATCGCCACCTTTTATTGCAGTTAAACTATCAGTTATACTGCTAGGCAATTGCAATATGGTAAAACTTAGAGAGTTAATAAAGTTTTCTATTACCTTTTTCTGTTCATGTTGCAGAGCAAGAGATTTAACTTTATCGAATAAAGCTATAAAACTTTCCACATTCGCGGCTTCAGCTAAAGTAGTACGAAGTTTTTCGGTTCCTGTACTGTCTGTATAGTAAAAAACAGACTTGTAGTCATTATCGCCATCCATAGAATCTGAATCTGATACATTGTCTAGGTTAGTAGCACTATCATAGACAAAGGTAGACATAGCCTTAAAACCGTCAGCTAGATCCTCATACATATAACTTGGCCAAACAGCGAGTACTGCTGCTTTTCCAAAGTCAAAAGTCAATAGAGTATCTAAACTAATACTCTCGACATTTGCAATATCTGTGTCTCTCACTGCTGTAATTAGCTCAATGTTATCTAGAGCCTCAATAGCTTGTTCATCTTTTACGATATTTATACTTTCGATAACATCATTGTAGTAATCATAGTCAAATGAACTTAAAATACCAGTAAGTTCAACAACCAACGCATCTAATGTTTCTCTATAGGTGTTATAGTATTCATTATGTAGATTTTCTACGCCTTCGATAATACTTTGATCTGGTGAAGGCTCTGCAGTGCTGTCAAGTTTTAAATCAACCTCATCTATTAATGCATTAATAATCTCAATAGGGTCAGAACTTTCTAGGTTGCCTACGTCACTAGAGCTTTTGGTTAACAATATGCTTAATTGAGCTAACACGGCATCTAACTGTGCATAAGAATTTTTATTTGCCAGCTGCTCAATTTCGCTTATTAAAATTGGTAGATTTTCTTCTTCTAGCATCATTTTTAAATTCCGTAGCACCGAAGACATCATTAAGTAGTCAGCCTCCTTAGCACTAGTCGAAAGTGTGTCTAAATAGCTGTCTATTTGATCGTTATTAGCAGTTTCAACTAATTGATTTACTTTTGAGACAAGTTCTGGATAGTGCTCTGCCGTAATAAGATTTTCTAATACAGAAATTAACCTGGTTCTACCTTCAAAATCAGCTACCTGCTCGAGGTCTTCTAGTATAACAGCTAATTTTGCATTATAATCGGTATTTATTTTTTCAATGCTAGCTGTTTTAAGTTCCTTGATTAACCCCTCAGAGTCTACTCCATGGGCAACATTTTCAAAGTCATTTAATATAGCATCTTCCGCAAAGGTTATGTTATTTTGATTAATTGAGTCTGTAAGGTAAGCTAATTCTGATAAAATCTGCTGTTGAATAGTATTAACATCTACTAGATCTTTTAGTATACTAACTAATTGTAATTCCAGGTCGTCCTTTTCCTTATACTCAGTTAATGCATCCAACAAAGCTTTCTCTTTATTTAATGTTGTAGCTATTTGCGCATATTTGTCAAGAATTGTAGTATTAAACTCTTTATCCCAGCTATATGTGTCATTTTCAACAGTAATTAAGGACTCGAGTTCGGTCTTGGCTGTAGTGGCAAAATCAATTATTTTTTCAATGCTTGGCTTAACATCAATTAATGTATTATACAGCTCAGATATTTCTTCGTCATTTTTACTTTTTAGCTCATTTACTTGCGAGTAGGCTGTAGCTACACTGTTTTCAATAAGTTGATTAAGTACCTTTATATTTAGTACTGGGTCGTCGATAATCTGATAGCCTAACTGATCTAGGTTTAGTCCATATGTTGCAGAAGCAATACTAGAACCTGTATTGCCTTCTTCCAGTACAAGCTTGTAATCTACTAATCGAATGTCATCAAAAGAAAGAGTACCTTTTGACCCTTCAGAAGTCTTAATAAAGAATGTACCAGATTTATTTACTCGTATGCAATTTATGCCTGGACTTAAGTGTAATTTATCAGCCGTATTTATCTGTGCTATACCATTTGTCCAAGAGGGTTCGTCTGTATTAAATAGAGTGATGTCATCATGTTTTGTTCCTGGAATAACCTCTAACCACGTAGACATCGAATTTGCTTCAGCTGGATCATCACTGGCGTAGTTTATATAAATACTAAATAGACCGTAAGTATCAGGCAATAGACTAGTTGATAGCTTTAAAGCATTGTCATAGTATTTACCAGTGTCCTCATCAAGTTTATTACTATTAATTCTAGTTAAATCCACGGTATTCCAAATATCAGAATAGCCTTTTTCACTTAAGTCTAGCGTTTCACCTACCCACTTAGTGAAGTCGCTAAGTCCTTGTCCGTTTTTTAAGGTTTCTCTTTCTTTTTCTAATTGAACAGTTCTACCTGGTTCAGTTTTTACAATGGCAGGAGATTCATCAGTAAAAATTTTTAATTTAAAACCTGTTAACTTATTAGGGTTATATACTACGTCATTTACATTAATTGTACCATTCGTAGCACATGCAAGATTTGTTTTAAAAGATAGCGTGTTTCCTTCAGTTGGCTCAAGCTTCAAAGATTTGGTATCAGAAATACCTGCACTAGAGAGTTTTAAACTAGTTTTGACTATACCATCATTACGCAAGGTTTGTGAATCAGCACCTGATACATTTAAAGCTAAGCTGCACTGGGCTTCCCAACCAAGACCCTTTTCGGTAGTTTCATTATTATCAAATGAAAGCCTTACCGGGTCCAGTCCCTGTTCAAGCTCGTCCTCACTAGCTCCTGAAACGGTATAGGCGACATCAGTACAATATTTCCAGTCAGAACTGGTTAAGTCACCGCCATCTGCCAATGATAAACTATAGATAGTATCTCCTTCACCTAGAGTTACATATTGATATTCACTAAAAATTAATTCATCATTAGAACCTATGAAACTTAAAGATTTCCAAGGAATTTCTTTAATACCTGAATCAAAGATAGTGCTAATATCTATATCTTCATAGCTTTTAAGCGCAATACTACCTTTCGCTGTAACTACTGTACCACTAGTAAAATATGCGAGCTCTGCTTGATTTTTATCGGTATAGAAAATATACTCCCCGTCTTTTAGTGTATAACTTCTACCACTTTGGTCATCATTAGCTTTTTCTAACTCCGCACAATCAAAGTTTTTATAAATATAAATTTGATTACTAACTGCACTATTAAAGAAGCTTTTATTAATTTTTACTTCAGCAAGTTCTCTAACTTCAATCTGCTCATTAGCACCTATGCTATACATCTCTACAGTGCTATTTAACTCATTAAAAGTAACAGATTTAGTTGAAGTTTTATCTAATGTACTTGAATCCATTAGGCCTGGCTCAAAACCGCTTGGCTTAATAATTGTGCCTGCTTCATATAGTTCTGTGACAGCTGTAGTTGCTTGGCTACTACTATCATCAGTTGTCGCAGAAGGTGTGTATTCAATACATAAGTACTCACCTGTACCTAGCTCATAGTCTTCGTTATTAGAAATCATAGATACTCTAGCAGCTATACCAATATTTTCAACTAAGTATACATCTAAAAGATAATTATTTTGATTTAATAACCCAAAATAATTTTTATTGAACTTTAAAATCTTTTCTGTGTCTTCTGTTACATATCTTCCAGGTTCATAGCCTTCGCCAAACATACGCCACAAAATAGTACGGTTTTCTTCTACTGGTTTATAGTCTAAGACCTGATTATTAAAAGTTGTACCCTTGTCTAGCGCAGTTTTACATTGTCTAATAAAGTCTTCCCAAGCAGTCAGAGTGGTCGGTTCAAACGGAACATATTCCAGCTCAAATGATACAGTCCAGTCATATCTTGGTAAGCCATCTGTAACATCTTTAAGTGCCGTTATTTCATTATCCACACTAGCTTTGATATCACTCAGAGTCGTTGCAGAAGTTATAAAAGGATTAAATGCTTTGCCATCGCTATCAGTTAGAACAATTTCGGGTAACTTACCTCTGATATCACTTTGCACAAAAGCTGTAGCCGCAGTAGTACTGATAAGCTTTACACAGCCGCTTTTTTTGAAAATATCTAGTACATCGGGAGCATTTACATCAACAATAGTGTTATCTACACCGACTTTGATGTTTCCAACCTGTACGTTTGTCATCGGATTGCCGCAATAAATACATTTGCCATCAGTTCCCTTTTTATGGTTACCGTTATTCTTTGGACAAGCATCAGATTCCTCTGCCAAGATTTCAGAATAGGCTGAAATTGTTTGAGAAATCGTAAATTTCTTTTTATGTGTGTTGGTAAAATGGTTTAAAACTTTTTGCCATTTTATTGGTGTATTTTCGTTGTCTGTCCATCCGGAGGCCATATCACTATTTAAAATTGCAAACAGTGAATTAGCAGAAGCTGCTCTAGCTTCTTTTGCTACAGGTTCGTTTAAATGAAGATGATAGTTAACATAAGCAGGATAAGTTTTTACTGTTGTGAGATTAGGTGCTCTAAATCTTACGAATTCACCAGCTTTTAGTTTTAAGCCTGTATCTGTAATATCATTTACTTTTATTGTACACTCAGTCTGTATATCTGTAATATCATTTTTATTGTCAGACTCACCTATCTCTGTAACTACTCCGTCCACAATTATGCTTTCAAGTGTATTATCGTCTGAATCAGAACCATAGCTAGATAGCCCTGGTTCAGTTGTTGTATAGTAAACGCTTTCGTTTTTATCTTTAATTTTTTGGGCTGTATATACTTTTTCACCGTCAGTCCAGACAAAACATGAGTCTTTAGGCATATAATCCGTAGTTACACCATCAGGCAAGGCTGCTGGAGCTTCTGTTTTTAAAGTGTCAGTACCACTATTACTAAGACCTGTAGTAACCAAATAAGGAGCTTCGGCAAAGCTGGTCTTAAAAGTGTTATTATATTTAAATAAAGGAACCCGCCCTGCTAATATGTTACGTACAACAAGTTTATTATAAATACTTTTAGCTTTTTTGGTGTTAAAAGTACCAATCTCAGGGTACTTATCGTCTTCTTTAAACTTAATCTCAGTTTCAAAATCTAGGTTAGGAACACTCTTTGCTTCATCTTCACTTAACCAAGAAGACGCAACAGCATATTCTATAGGTTCTAGTACACCATTACCGTCAACATCAGTTAACACGGAAAATGTAGTGTATAAGGTAGGGTCATTTAAAGAAGCGACTCTGATATTTGGATCTGCGTTTTCAATAACCTCAATAATACTATCAAAAGGAATTTCTTCGCCAAAGTCAAGCTCATGCATGTTAAATGCATTTGCAAGCGCTATTTTAATATGCTCTTTCAGTATATTTGCTTCTTCCTCTGTTATCTTGGAGTTAGTTGCAATAGTAACATTTAATCTTAAATAGTTATTAATACTAAGAATATCGTCTTTACGAGGGGTTTGAATTTTATGTGCCAAAGTTTTTGAATTAGTATCAAGCTGTTGTTCTATGGTGCTTAAGTTAGCATTAGAATAAGTAAATGAACTGTCATAGGGCTTACGTATGCTTTTAGATTCAGAGCTAAGCTGTGTGTATGACTTAAAAGGATAGAGTACTAAATCAAAATGATCTATTGTAGGCTCTTCTTTAACTAATGTTTCGGCTATTTGATGCTTAATATTAGTTTGTAAAAAGGTTTCTACATCGGTTTTTTCGAAGTTTTCAGTATCTGTCTGTAAATAGTGTTTTGTATCAGTTTTTACATATTTTTCTATATTTGTCCGTAAATACTCAGCTGTATCAGTCTGTATAAACTTTTCTGTGTCAACTTGAAGAAATTTTTCTGTATTAGTTTGCACGTACTCTTCAGTATCTATTTGTTTATATGTTTTTGTTACGAGATACTTTTTAATTGGGTATTTAATACTAATTTCCTCTATAGGTAAATTAGTATAATAGTATAAAGTACTTGTAGGAGAGTCATTTTGCATAACTAACCAAACTCTTCTACCATTTGATGTACCTTCTTGCACAATACCTGTTTTTGTAGTATCAAAAGTTTTACTACTTGCACCAGAAGTTATAATAAACTCAGACGGATACAGAGGGAAACCATTTTCATTATATGTACGCCAATATGTAGTAACTTCTACACCGTCAATAACTTTAGTTGCTGGATTACTAGAAAAATATGGTTTATTTGCTTCACTAACGTGGGTATAATTTTCATACCCTGCGTCTTCTATAAATTCAGGGTCATCTTCATTTGATTCCCATAATTCTAAATTACCTGGTTTAGTATCAACGTGTTCTCTATTACCAGGAGTGACACCTTGAGAAACCGGAGTACCAGGAGTGATACCTTGAGAAACCGGGGTACCTGGTATGGTTTTTTGATGTACTAAATCACCAGTAATATCTTCTTCTGCGAGGTGTTTGAATTCTATACCTTCATCAGTGTATTGATAGACAGGCTCACCATAGTCTTTTCCAACACTTTTAAACTCACCATGTTTGGTAATACCTTGAGAAACTAGCTTGCCTTCTTCTAATAGACCTTCAGTTATTTCAGTATCAACGGTCTTTTTTATAAATACTGGAGTATCCTTATAAAAAATGCCGGCATCATCACAGCTACAAATAGTAACTGCTCTATTTATATCATTACGAATATCTGTAACTAATATATTAGATACTAATGATCTGCCACCATCATCTACCATTGAATAGATTTTATTCATATAATCTCTACAAGTGACTAGAGTCTCAAAAGTGCCGACAGTCTTTTTAAAATTATTATAGGCTTGACTGATTGTCTCAATGTTAGCTCCATTGTTTGCTGAAAATGAATTTTCGACACTAAAACTTTCAGCTGAAACTTTAGACCAGTAACCTGATGTAGGAGGTTCTAACTGTGTTAAAGTTCTTGGCGATACATTGCCACTGATGCCGGAAGTTCTGGCATAGTAAATAAACAGCCCATCATTAAACAGCTCGCTGTAATCTTCTGGAAATTCAATATACGGACGACTCTCATAAGAGTCAAAACCGAATTTAAAAGATCTAGTTCCTCTAGGCACAATATTTAAATTATCTACTCTAGTCCAGGGTGTCCCATCTACTAAACTACCCTTAGAAGTATCACCGAAAACATTATATACAAAAATACCATTCTCAGCTACCTGTGTTTCTGGAAGATAGAATCTGTTACGTTCTGATATATGATTTATTGTAATTACACTATTATCACCAGCACCTTCACATTTTACAAGCTGACCTTCCATACAAGGAATAGGAGGATCGGTGATAGGCGAAGCAGCTGAAATAATACGAGGTGTTTCATTAGTCGTAAAATAGTATATATCCTTATCTCCGTTTGTAATAACAGTAAATTTCGGAATCTCTAAATGCTGACCATCTTTCATGTTCATAACATTTGCTTCTTCTTCAGAAGGATCTGGATTATAGTATTTAATAGTAACAGTCGTCTCAGCAGATCTATAATACTTGATATTATAGCCAAGCATTTCGCACAACTTACGCATAGAATCTTCTTGAGCAGCAGTTGGCATAAAAGCTTCAAGAGTATTTTTATCTATGTTATAATTCAGCTTATCTGCAATACCTGTTAGTGCTTTTAAGATTACAATACCAGGGTCACTTTCATTCGTACTTGTCGGATCCCAACGTTCCGAAAGTTTACCGGCAACTTCTAAAAGTTCGTTCCATATTTGAACGAAGTCCTTTTTAGTTGGAGATAAATTTAGTGCTGTAATTTCATTTTTTGTTAGCATCTTTTAAACTCCTTTTATTTATGATTGTTGTTTAGTTTCATCAAACAATAATAGATTAAAAGTATTATGTGTATAATCAATTTGATTTGTGCCAGAGAAAGTGCAATAAAGTCTGCCTTTTATATTATCTGATACAATATCAATATTGTTTCTAGAAATTTTTATCTGCGGCAAAAAGATAGCAATTTGTGTATAAATGGTATCAATTAGCATATCTTTTAATATGTAACTATTTTGATTAAACATATAATGTTTTAATAGAATACCAAAATACGGGTCACATTCAAATTCACCACGCTCAGAATGTAACAAAAGCAAGGCGTTTTGTCTTGTAGCTTTTCCATACTCGTCCGCGCGCCATATTCTTGAACTATTAGTTTTAAACATTTTTGGAAACTTATAGGAACGCATTAGTTATCTCCTTTAGCTATTCTGAATATTTTGTATCGGTTCCAATTTTATTATATTTTCTATATGTTTTATTACCGTTTTTAACGCAGGTTTTAACTCTTAACTTCGCACAGGCACCGCAGGCAGAGCACTCACCGTCTTCATCTTGGTACTTAAAAGCATCTACAACGGGATACTCAGCAGTATTATCAAGGTCTCCATCATCAACTTCTACGTTTTCCGGTCGAAGTTGCCATTGTGTCCAGTTTTTAAAACATCTAAAATATTCATCTAGCTTTATAAAAAGGTCTCTAGCCCAAGATTCTAGCCACAGTATGTAGTCCGCTATTTTTTTCGGGGTCTTGAAATGTTTATAAACAGCTTCATTGGAAAACCTAAAGATCGTAGTTTCAGAAGGCATACTTGCTTTTGTACGGACATTTAAAGAATCTAAAATGCCCGCGCCACCCGGTGTTTCGTTTTCATATGTAGTTCCTTTAAAAAGCTTACCTATAACAATTGGCTTTTCTAGAGCGTTTTCTTCAAAAGCTACAAAAACAACATCTTTTACATATAAGTTATTGAACATACCGGGCGTAATATTAATCAAAGCTTCTATTTCTATTGGAGTAGAACTAGACGCTGTTTCAAATAGAGGCAGTCTTACTACACACCGATTACCAGCTCTATTTATAGACTTTATAATACCTTTAGTAACCAAAATAGCTGACCTCCATTAAAAACTTTTATCAAATAATTTAGCAAATAGTATACCAAATAGATTTAATAAAAATAAAAGTTAAAGCTATATAACATACTATACAGCTTTAACTTTATAAATATATTTATAATATTATACTAATAAATGAAAAGTCCTGCTTATGACTTCGCGCTGCTGCTCTCTAGAAAGCTTGTGAAAATTTACAGCGTAACCAGAAACTCTTATTGTGAGATTTGGGTAATTTTCAGGGTGTTCATATGCATCCATGAGGGTTTCTCTATTTAGTACATTAACATTAATATGATGAGCGCCTTTAGCAAAGTAACCGTCTAACACAGAGACAAGATTATTTATCTGATTTTCTTCAGTATTTCCGAGAGTAGCGGGGGCAATAGAAAATGTATTAGAGATACCATCTCGGCAATCATCATAATTTAATTTAGCAACAGAGCTGAGCGATGCCAGTGCTCCATTTTCTTCTCTATTGTGCATAGGATTAGCACCAGGCGCGAAAGGTTCACCGGCTTTTCTGCCATCTGGCGTAGCTCCAGTATGCTTACCGTACATTACATTAGAAGTAATAGTTAAAACTGACAACGTGTGAACAGCATTTCGATACGTTGGTATTTTACGTAATTCTTCAATAAACGAATGAGTAATTTCTTGAGCTATAGTGTCAACTCTATCATCATCATTTCCAAACTTAGGAAATTTACCATCACATGTAAAATCAACAATATAGCCAGCTTCATTTCTAAGATTTTTTACATTAGCATATTTAATTGCGCTTAAAGAATCGGCCATAACTGATAAACCTGCAACACCGAAAGCCATTAAACGTTCTACATAAGTATCATGTAGTGCCATTTGAGACTTTTCATAGCAGTATTTATCATGCATATAATGAATAATGTTCATAGTATTTACATATAGCTTCGCAATCCAAGGCAAGTAAATATCTAGTCTCTTTTTTACTTCAATATAATCTAAAGTGTCACCTGTCAGTACTGGCATTTGCGGACCAATATGTATACCACTTGTTGTGTCATAACCTCCGTTTATCGCAACAAGAAGCAGTTTAGGTAAGTTACATCTAGCACCAAAAAACTGCATTTGCTTGCCCAATTTCATAGCAGATACACAACATGCAATTGCATAGTCGTCACCATAAATAGGTCTCATTAAATCATCATTTTCATACTGAATAGAATCTGTATCAATAGAAATTTTCGCACAAAACTTTTTAAAACCGTCTGGTAATTTTGAAGACCAAAGTACAGTTAGGTTAGGTTCAGGTGATGGGCCAAGAGTGTAAAGAGTATTAAGAATTCTAAAACTAGTTTTGGTTACTAAAGTGTTGCCATCTGCCTGCATACCACCAACAGCTTCTGTAATCCACATAGGGTCACCACCGAAAAGCTCGTTATATTCAGGAGTTCTAAGGTGTCTAGCGCAACGAAGTTTAATAACAAAATCATCTAAAAGCTCTTGCGCAGCCTCTTCGGTTAAAAGACCGTTGCGAATATCACGTTCAATATAAATATCAAAAAATGTACAGACCCTGCCAAGTGACATTGCGGCACCATTTTGCTCTTTAATAGCGGCAAGGTATGCAAAATAAGTCCACTGAATAGCTTCTCGTGCATTTGCTGCAGGCTCTGAAATATCATATCCATACATTTCTGCCATTTGTTTCATTAAGCCCAAAAACGTAATTTGTTTGTGTAACTCTTCACTTAAACGAATTTCATCGGTATTAAAGTTTGATGTAGCCAATGCTTTTCTATCTTTTTGCTTTTCTTCAATTAACCGATCAATGCCGTATAGAGCCACTCTACGATAATCACCGATAATTCTACCTCTACCATATGCGTCAGGAAGACCTGTAATAATATGGCATTTTCTAGCAGCTCTCATTTCATCGGTATAGGCTCTAAATACACCATCATTATGAGTTGTTCTATATCTAAACTCATTTTCAACTTCTTCGCTGAGCTTGTACCCGTACGCTTCACACGCCTGACGAACCATACGCATTCCGCCAAATGGATTTACGCTTCTCTTAAGCGGACGATTTGTTTGTAAACCAACAATTAGCTCATTATCCTTATCAATGTAACCAGGAGAAAAACTAGTTAAAGATGATACAGTCGCTGTATCAACATCTAAAACACCACCATACTGGCGTTCTAGATCAAATAATCCCTGCACTTTTTTCATTAAATTTGTAGTACGGTCGGTAGGTCCAACTAGAAAGCTGTGATTACCACTGTAAGAAGTGTAGTTTGTCTTAATAAAATCATGTACGTCTATTTTGTCTTGCCAATAACCGCCCTTAAAATCAAACCAATTTGGATGATTCATAAATATCTCCTTTAAAATAGTTTTACATATATAAATAAAAGACAGCCCTACTTGTAACTGAGCTGTCTTTTATTACTTTTCAAGCTTTTCAATAAACTTTGTAAACTTTTCTGCATCAATATGATCTGGTGCAGTTAAATTTACTTCTTTGCCTAGAATAGTGAATAGAGCCAGTAAACTTTTTGCATCAAAAATCTCAGTACTTGTACTTAAATAAATAGAAAAGTCTTCTTTGCTCGCCATTTCACTAAGTCTATACAAATCTTCTTTTGTATTAATCTTAAACGGATATGTCACAATTATCACCTCTTTTTAATTATTATACAATATATTTTAGCATAATTTTAATTAATACCAAGGCCCATCAAAAGAATCATCAATACATTCTCTATGATCACATTCGGGACAAACTAAATAATCAACAGCTCTACGTTTACGGCCAGTTTTATACATGTGGCCTTCAAATGTATTATACTCTTCTTCAATAAACCATACTGCTTCTAGTGGTTCTCCACAGACAGAACATTCACCATACTTGCTCATTATTTAACCTCTTCACTAGATACTTTTGTAAAAATAATCCAGTCATCTTCATAGCCTTCCCCAAAGGTCTTTTTAAATCCTTCACACTCGTATTTTTCTGCAAGATAATTGGTAAGCTCATAATTAAATTTAGTACACCATAACTTATCTTTTTTAGTCGAATGCCACTCCCAAGGTTTATGCCAATCAGTTGAAAAACTAAGTTCTCCTGTTTCTTTATCATAGTCGCAAATTTTAACTAAGTATTTATTTATAATTTCTACTGCTTTTTCTTCAGACCACTCTAAAGCTTGGTACTTTCGAGCATGAACCAAATCAAGCTCTACTGAAATTACACCAATAGGATAAACAAACCAATTACGAAAATCATAACCTTTGTAACTAGGATTTTTTCTTCGACGTCGTCTCTCACGGCGCTCTTTTTCTCTTTGTTCCGTTTTTAACTTTTGTTCTATCTCTTTTTCAAACATATTTAACCTCTAAATTTTATAAAATATCCACAACTAGAACAGATAGATTTATTACGGCCATCAAAACAAGTTTTCATAATATAGTAATCTCCTTCTACCTAGTAGCAAATTTATCAAAGTAGTCTTCTGTGTACCACTTTTCTAATTTCTCTACTTGCTTACTTAGTCGTTTTTCATTGTAAAGAAATGGAAGACCATCTACCTTTTCTTGGATATAATATTTGCTATCCATATCAGTCTCTGAGACTCTACCACAAACAGTACATACCTTAGTAGGTATAGGTATTATTTCTATTTTTGGTTTGCCTGTTTTAAAATCAGTACCATTCCATTTACGATGTAAAAGAACTGTTTCATATATATGTTTATGCTTTGACCGAGGTAGTCCTTTTGCATTAGATTTCTTTTTATATTTTGGTGCTTCATCTGATAAAAGAATACGTTTTTCGTTCATAGACTAACTCCTTATAGGTATCTAAGCTTATTAAAAGGTGTTTTACCATCTCCCACTTTAATGCGTGTTTTTCTCCACCGCCACCAGCCTGGAATATTAGTAACAAGTATTAATTCACCATTTTCAATAATCGGATTTACATAAGTCCATGCTTTATAAGTATCCTTGCGTAGTCTAACAATATATCTAGCCATAATTAAACCTCTTTCCAACCATTCTTTTGAATAATTCTTCTCATATTCTCAACACCTACCGGATTCATTGAGTGAATATGAATAGGGTAATTACGACCAGTTTCTTCAAGCCAGTCAAGGAGCTTAATATAGTCACCACCATCAGAAGCATAATCTCCTGCATCATGGTCAATATCAATGAGTTCAATAGTAGAGTATGCACTGTGTAGTATACGGTTTAGGTGTTGAGCATACTCATCCCTGCCATCCTCGTACGCTGCTTCTTGTATTTCAATGATTCTCTGCCGTTCTTTCTCTCGTGTCTCAATAGTCTGAATGGCTCTACTTACAGTTCTGATATGAATATATCCATCAGGTGCAGGTCTTACATCGTCAATCCAAAGTTTCATACTCGAAAATTATCCTTATCTTGAATTACATTAATATTTTTGTCAAAACCGACAACTTTATAAGTAACCAGGCATAATACAAATCTAATACTAGAAAAATCAGTAAAAAGAGACATATTTGTCATGTCCATATCAATCACTAAATATGGTACATCAGTGAACCAAAACTTATCACCGATTTTGAGATCTTCCAATCGTTTTATCATATCTAAATCACCTCTTAATTTATGCTATTAGTAGTTAAAATGTTCTTCTAAGTCTACATGTTTACAGCGGTCATGCCAAATCCTTATTTTTTCAATTTTTACAAAAGGTCGTGTAATGTAGTAACCGATGTTATGTAGCCACCATTCTACATACATACCTTTATATGATCTGTTAAGGCAAGCATCAGCTGTATATTCTTTATACATCTTATAACATGAGGTGTATATAATGTATTTCATCTTTTTAGGATCCCATATCTTATAGCTGTTTTCTATATGTAAATTCTTCATTCTACGTCAATCTCCCAAGAGTATCTAATATTATAATTAATATATGATTTATCAACAATAATATTATGTTTATTTTTAATGTCGGCCAGATATTTATCAATAATTTCTTCTTTAGTTCTTTGCCAAAATATAGAAGAAGTAATTATATCTAGATTTTCTTCCATATACTTATCAGGCCCAGCAGGACATTTACTAGCTCCAATAGTGAATAAATCTTCTATAGCAATAGACTTCGATGGTATAGAAATAGACTTAAAAAATGCACTACAAACATCTTCTACTGCGACCGTTAATCTTATAGACTCAAAGTCAATATACATTCGAAGTCTAATTTTATAGAGTACCTCTGGAAGATTTGTTAGTGAACAATGATGCTTTTGTTGTACTAGCTCTCTATTCTGTCTAGCATTTGCTGCACAAGCTGCGATAATACAAGCACTATTCAACTTAAAGTACCTCTTCTACCAGTCTATAGCAAGGTTCCTCTGCACTACCATATTGCTCAATATAATATTTTTTACCGGTATGCTCTTCTACCAATGTTTTTAAAATATGAATATCAACAGCAAAGTAAGCACAACTATCAATAATCACATCAACAAGCTGCATACCAAACTGTCCATTAATACAGCTAGGTCTACTTGACCAAGTATAGCCAGCCTTATGGTAGAGTCCATCAGTGAGCTGGGTTGCTCCAAAGCAGTAAACACCTTCAACATCTGTATCTTCACAAAACAGCTCCATAGTATTATTTTCAACTGATGCAGAATAAATTTTATCTTTTGCCTGAATCTTCTTATCACAAGTTAAATAATAGGTACCATTGATAATTTGTTTAATTTTTAACATTTTAAAATCCTCCTATAATAAAATTCCTACTTATATATTATACAGAAAAAAGCGTAAGATTTAAACAACCTTACGCAAATATTTAAAAATTAATTATTATCTGTCCTATTAATGATATTGATACTTTCAGTTAAAAATTTAAGCATTTTAGCTTTATCATCAGTAAATACGCCCGTATAATAAACAGGCTTATCAGTAAAAGCTTTCCATGCTCGTTTAAATCTACCAAGTAATCCTGTATAATCTCCACCGATATATGAATCTTCTATAGTAATCTCATAGGAAGTATCAAGATTATCATAATCAAATCTAGTAAATACTAACGCCTCGGCGTGATCATCGCATCTCATTAAGCTAGTCTCAGTCTGCATTTATAACCTCCATCTCATCAATCTGTGTCAATACTCTGTATAGCTGAGGAATGCCAGAGTCAGTTCCATAGTCATTCATTTGAATATTTCTAATATAATTTTGAATAATTCGAATTACATCAGATTTAAGCACATACCCATCTTTATTCCTTTTCTTTCTCATTTGCAAGCACCTTATCAAAATATTCTTTACACTTCTTAGCAAACTCTTCTTCGTCGTATTCCATAAATTCTACAGAAGTCGAGCAATCAGAGGTTTTGTGCAAAAATACAAATTTACCATCATAAGCATAACTCATGTTTTCTATAGTTAGCTGCTCTCTATGAGGAATTTGAACTGCATACTCTTCCTTATTTACTTTAAAGAATAGTTCATAATAATATCCTTCATAGCCGCCAGAGATAATATCATGAATTTTAATATTAATTCTATCATTATCTTTAAAGAAACATTCTTTTACAGTATTTTCAATATAAGAAAGATTTTCACGTTCTTTCTTTTTGGTCTTACCAATTTCAGGTCTAGCAGCTTTGATCATTGGAATACGATAATCCCAAACAGTTTTAGCGTTTCTAACTGTTCTTACATAGTCACAATGAATAAGATGTTCAATGTATTTAGCATCTTCTAAATCATGCTTTGCCTTTACCCATCTGTCTCGTGTAGCAATAATTCTTAATGCAGGATTTTTGTCAAAATCACAGTCAATTCCCCATTTACCCATAATTTGTTACCTCTCTTAGATTAATAAATAGCTTTCTTATCGTCAGTAATAAACTTATTCACTGTTTCAATCAGCTTTTCAGCATTTAGATTCTTAGGCTCATTACCTAAATCATTAAGAACTTCTTCTGCCATAAAAGGATTTAGATAAATCTCAGGACCTTTACAGACTTTTGAATGCTTTACTTCTGTACCAGACACTGAGGTGGAAGCGACATAAAAAATAAATTTATCTAATTCAGATATTTTAGTAATTTCTTTTAAATCTGCCCAATAAGTTTTACCATCTCCGAGTTTATAGATTACTTCTTCAGTATCAGTACCATAAGCAGCGACTAATTCATACTCTCTCGGTATAAAGTTTTTAGTTTTAAAATTGTCAACGGTATCTCGTTTAATTAGTACTTTTACAGACATTATTCGTACCCGTATTTATCCTTTCTACCGCCAATAAATTGGTTAACATCAAAATTACTTTTAATATTATTAGTGCCAGTAGTACAAGTAACTTCCCAATTTCGTTGGGTACAGTTAGGACAAAAAGACTCATAAGGACTCATCACTGCCCCACACTTAGGACAAATCCAGCCATACAGACCACCGATGCCTTGCAAGTCGCTGTCAGTAGAAACTTTCGCAGTTTTATTATAATTATTTAAAAATTGTTTTAGCTCTGAATTAGGAATAAGAGTAGATAGTTTTTCAATATAACCACAATCGTCACATTTAAAACTTCCATCAGGCATTTTTATCAGAGGCTTTTTACAAATAGGACAAGTTTTGTTTTCACTTACTGTGCTTGAATTACTAGCTAACATTTAAAATTCTCCTCTACCATTTTCTTCTTCTGGATGCTCTTTAGCCCATCTCTTTATATTAATATATTCTTCATGTTCATAGAGTAGCCAACCAAGCCAACGAGGAACTGGAATACCTCTATAACGAGGTTTAAAATGTCTACATTTATGACATTCAATACTCATACAATGACCATAACCACATGGATTACTCATAAAATGTTTCATTTTTAGTCTCCTTAAGGCACTCTTCACATCTATATAGCTCAGGATGTGCTAGCATGTGATATAATCTTACTTTATATTTAAGACACTTATGTAGTGCGGGTTCATCTAACATATTTTGTTTTTCCTCAGTTAGATTAAGATATTTGCAGTCTCTTGGACAAAATTCACTCATCTTCATCACCAAAATCAAAATCTTCAGGAAAAGCTTTCTCTAGTTCTTCCAAAGTATTAAAGACCGTTTTACCAATGTCTTCTCTAGTAAAATAGCCGTCGTCCCAAACTTCTGTAATATCTACACCAACATCCAGATTATACCAATTATATGTAATGTCATCTTTCTCAAGAATAACACTTTCAATAATACATTCTCTATATTGGCCTTTTACCCAGCAAGTATCACCAGGCATATATTTTACTTCTACAGTTTTCATCCAAACAGACCTCCAAATAGGTTATTAAATGGTACAGGGTTTCTTGAAGTGTGGTCTTTTTCGTCCCACTCATACGCCGGACAGTACTCAAAAAGTTTGCCTTCTGGAATTTCCTTGCCAAGCTTACAATTAAACTTAGTTATCTTATTTTCAGCATGTTTACAGGTATGACAAGATCGTTTTGTATAATTGTTAATGCACTCTGCCTCGTGTTTTGTAAGTTCTTCTTCCGTGCCAATTTTATCACAATATTCACATCTAAACAACGGTTTCATCTGCTGGTCCCTCCATCATGATACTCAATTATATGCTCGTTATACTTTGTAGCAACATCACCTGACCAGGCTTGAATATTTTTCAATTCTTCCTTAAGAGCTACAATCTGTTTATCTCTTCTATTAAGTCCTATACAAGCTAATAGAGTTGAAATAAAAACACTCACAGTAATAATCATTAAAGCAAAACCAAGTTGCTCCATAAAAATTCTCCTTATCCATAATATCTGCTGGTAACAGTTCCATACTAACTACTCACCTACAACAACATAAAGAAATTTTTTACCCCATTTAATATTAATGCAATCAGGTTTATCAAGGGTAATACAGAGTTCTGGTTTATTTCTACGCACTTCACCGGTAGAGTTTACAATACCGGCTTCTTTCATAACAGCAGGAAGAAAACGAGTATCGGTGAAGAGTGTATAATCTTTTTCATTTTCTTCCCAGTCTTTATTATCTAAAGCTAACAGACTGCTAACTTCAACTAAAGGCTTTCCAATAACAACATTTCTAAACACTTTATATACCTCTTTAATAATTTTATACTATATATTACAATAAAAACGTGCTAAATTATTAATTTTAGCACGTTTAATACTTTATTTATCCGATATAAATGTTTGCAGGTTTATGTAGTCCATATTCTTTTTGGCATTTAATACAGACTCCTCCATCTACTGAGTACTCGCCACAACTAGGACAAATATCCATCATAGAATATAACACAGGTTTAATATTTTCTAGTTGTGTAACTTTATTGACCTTAGATTTACCTTTAAAAATAGTTTCATATCTATACATCAGCTTCTCCGCAAAAATTCTGTAAGTATCTATTCCACTCATCTTTAACACTTACAATACTTTTATAACTTTTACCGTCTCTAAATCCTACTACTTCATAAGAGTCTTTAAATTCAAGGTCATCACAGATATCGCGCTCAAATCCATTATTTCTAAAGCATGTTTCGCACAATGAAGCAATATAACCTCGTGTTTCATAGTGCGCTGGCATACCACAATTTACGCAAACAAATCTTGCTATGTATCCGTATTTTTGAAGAATTACTTCAACAGCAGGCGAACCTTCACCATTACTATAACAAACTAACTCATTATATTTTTCTTTTACTTGAATAAAATAGAAATCATTAAGTTTTCCTTTTTCTTCAAGAATAGTCTTAATATCATCACACATTTGAAAAAATAACTTATACCAACCGTTAGGAATTTCCAGCCCAATCATTGGAAACTTCGATTCTGTGTCAATAGTACCATCAATATTTCTAGCTCTTAAAAAAGGGTATTCAGTTATAGCTTGGTTTTCTTCTTCTATTTTATCTCGTTCCCAATCTTTATATTCGTTCGACATATGTCACCTCTAAAACTACTTATCTTTATAAAAAGACTTTACTGCATCCTGTTTTTCGTGCCAGTTATTCCAGTATTCTTTGTTAAGCTGCTTAGCTGTTTTATAAGCGACATTAATCAATGCTTCAATTTCAATTTCATTTCTACCACTGCTAAACTCTGCTAGATAAACTTTACTAAAAAGCCTTTCGAGCTTATGGACCTTGCAAACAAGTTCGTCATTAATGTAAACATCTCTACATGTGTACACAGGGATAGTATCATACGTAAGTCCAGGAGGTACTTCAGCATTCGCTACTCGGATACAGAATTTTTTGCCTTTACTATTAAATTCGATAGTCTTGTCAGTAGAGCGACTGGCAAAAACAATGGTCGAAATCTTTTTGTTAAGGCGCTTGCCGTATTTATGACCGGAGCTTTCACTATATGATACAGCATTTGAGATAATAAAAGCAAAAACTACAATATTACAAATTAAATAAATTGCTAAACTCATTCACGATCCTCCTGTATTTTTGTAAAAGCAGTTCCACGTTCAGCAATAACATACTCGTCAAGTTTTCGTCCGCACTCCGGGCAAAATTTTGGGTAGTATACTCCAACTGTGTGCCAACGACCGTAGTACCATTCACAAACTTCAATATTAATTGCTTTACCGCCTCCAGAATTAAGATATATCTGATGAGGATAGCCATTCGGTAAACCACAAGTAGTGCCGATGGTAGAAGAGCTAAAATCATTACTATTATCTAAACTAGATTCATAGTAGTCTTCTTCAATATGAGGTTCTTTTGCCCATACATGTGCATTAAAACAAAAATGACAACTCATTTCTTTGCCCTCAGACATAAATCATTCTTTTTCATATATTCAAATAAGTCGATAACAGCAGACATTCTTCCAATTGCCCAGCTTAGTTTACGAATATCACAAGTAAGTGCGCCATATGCTGCATGACTTGTTTTAAAATCATTTTTACCGGCACTGTTACATCTAACAATAGCTTCAAATTCAAAATTAGAGGTACACGTTGCTTCAGTATTATGAAGTAACTGCCAAATAGAGTCGTTATCTCTATAATGGTCCTTTAGCTCTCTGATTAACTTAAGTTTAGTTAAAAAGGTTTCAGACAAATCATAAGCTCTGCTTGCTACGTCGGAATAAATATTATAAATGTGCTTACGATGCTTAAGTTTAAAAAATTCTCTTTTAGTCATATCCATTACAGAATACCTCCTTGCTGTTCAAGTACTAAATCGGAATAAAAAGATCTTTCTGAATCAATATCTTCAGTGCTAGATACATGGTCAAAAAGATTCTCATATTGTTTCTTTGTCATAGTAACGACAGTAGGCTTATGCTCAACGTCTAAAAGGCCTTGTTCAATCCAGCTTCTAACCTCAACTTCGCTTACAACTGTCTCATTAAACAATGCTACTTTCTCTTGTTCGTAGCCATTCATATAAGATGCAGTCCACTCAATTTTCATTAAATGCTCAGGAAAACATTTTTTCATATAATAAACCTCCATTATATGTAAGTTTCTTCTATGTAACTATTATTTCCAGTATAGTAAACGTGTCTAATTCCTAAATCACGAAGGGCCCTCTCGCAAGCGGCACAGGGTTTAGACAAACGAGGATGATCTTTACCTCGCCAAACAAAAAGTTTTACTTTATTAAAGTTAATATCGAGGTATTTAATTTTATTAATGACCATCATTTCAGCATGAATAGTTGACTGAAAAGAATACCCATCAAAACCTCGTTCAAGGCTATTATATCTAGCCTGACCAGGGTGAGTTTTATGACTGTTCCAACCAAGAGCTAGCAACTTTCCACAATAAATTGCAACTGCTCCTAGCGCCTGCTTATAATCACTATTATAAGAAGCTTGCTTGGCAAGCTCATACGCACGCTCTTTAGTCATAAAACCTCCTAAATATTTACGGTTGGTAGTCACGCAAGCTTTCTCTTAAATCTTCTCTAAATCTTTCCACGTCATGGTCATATCTATAGTCGTCTTCATCGTCACGACGATTTAAAATGCTATTTACCTGCTGATTGATAATATAATTTTCATAATCACTATTATCTACATAATTAATATACAACATAAATAGTCTCCTTTTACCAAATATACTCAATTTTAAGCCATTTATCTTCATTCTCAATAGGACAAAACAGTACTCCGGAACCGCTATCAGGATTAAACAAACTGTCATCTTGCTTCTCTAAGACGTAGCTACCATTCTCTTGTTTATCGCCTGCTGGCTCATTAACGATACTAAAAGAAACAACTTCGATATATTCGAGGTTACAATAGCTGTCCTCTGATTTGACGGCTTCTTTAAGACTCCAAATCATCTCATCTCTTTCTCTGTCTATACTTGCCATTTGCTTCGAAAGAGCATCAATTGCTTTTACAGTATTAATGACATTTTTAGTGAGCATTTTTATCACCTTCATGTAATATTTTTAAAGCGTCGTAAAATTTAATTTCTTTTAAATATGAAGCAGAAGTGAATTCAGCTTCATATTTATCTATAGTCTTCTGCTTCCAGTCTTTAAAGAAATGCAAAGTCATGTGATAACGAATAAGAGCAGCTACGGTAAGACTGTCTACGTCTTCTTCTTTTCCGTAGAAAAGAGAGATATAAGCACCGACATTTTCGTGGTTGTAATAATGAGCAAACTCAGAATCATTTCCTTTAGAATCTTTGAATGCTTTACAAAAAGGCTTACCACAATCATGAAGCGCGGCAGCAATCTTAGTTTCAAGCTCAATAGCAGGCCCTAAATCTTTTTCTCTTGACTGTACATACTGAAGAGTTTTTAAACAGTGGTCACCGAGAGTTTCAGCATGCCATTTACTTTCCTGATTAAAATCGAAATGGTCAGTAACAAAATGGCTCCAATCGCCATATTTGCTCATAGCTTCTGCATTTGCATAAGCAATTTCAATCATATTCCAACCTTCATTGTACCATGGGATATCAAAGCTCTTATACATACGTTCAAGTACATGGTAAGGCACCACACGAGATCGCTCCTGATTTCTTTGAACGCATAATTCAAAAGGAGTAGCCATAATAATACATCGCTTAAAACAATCTATATTAGTTAATTCTTGTAAAAATGCCTTACGACGCTTCCAACTGATATTAGTTGCATCATATACTACGTTCTTTCCGTCAGAAAGGTCTTCTTTTACGCGCTTGTGCAGGAGTTCAAACACCTGCTTATTAATATTTTGGTTATTTACATCGCCAGACAGTTCTTCTCTAATAGCATCGCTACTATGTACGCTATAATTAGGATAATTACGTTCAATAAAAGTACTTTTACCACTTCCAGGTAAACCTACCATCATTACAAAAACAGACATATGTACCTCCTTAATTATATTTTTCAGCTCGTTTCTTTCTTACTTCTTCATTAAATTGCTGTACAGTTTTATTATTAAAAGTTAACGTTGGGATAATCACTTTTTGCTGATATGTTTTATTAAACCAGCCAAAGTCCCAACCAAAATCAACTAAATCTTTATAAGGCTCGCGACCACTCCATAAGCAATCTAAACAATATGGAGCCATTTGATTTGTTAAAGTATTTTTATGTTCTTCAACATCACTACCAGCTCTACCACATACACAACAATTCATATTAATTCTCCGTCCAGTATTTAGTTAGGATATCTACTAAAATACAGTCCATTCTGTTACAAGTATCTTCAGCTACCTTACGTTCATTAGTATCTATATAAGCCTGCTTTCTAGCTTTAGCATAGTCAACAGCTTCTTTTGCAATAGCTTTTGCTTGATCTAAATCATATCTATAATTAGCTTTTACACTAATTAAGTATTCACGGTCGTATGGAATTAGACAATCTTTGTATAATACACCATCAATGTATCTGTCAAGAAATTCTCTACATCTAATAATATGGTGAAGCTGTTTATTATCATATCCATACTTATCAATCTTGTCTTTTAACGTAGGATAAGGATGACACAAAGCAGCGTTCTTCTCTAAGATCATACCGACGATACAATTTACAGCAGCATAATTATCAATGTGTGCGATATCCTCATTAATTCTAAGCATCTCGAGCCAAAAATAAAAGTAGTCGCGCGGTACGTAAAAGAACTCAGTAAATAAAATCTCAAGGTAGTTTACGTTCTGCTTCTTAAAACATTGCCACATAAGTCTAATATCTTTTAAATCAATGTGTGAATTGTCTTCTAATATAAGAGTAGTACTTGTAGGCTGCTTATTTAAAATAAGGTCTTCAGCGGAAGGCAGAACAATGCACTTTGTATCGATATCACTGCCTTCATAATCCAACTGATAATTCTGTGAGCCTTGCAAAAATATGCCAAAAACTTCATATCCTTGATTTTTCACATAATTATAATCGTGCTTTAGTCTTTCACAAATCTTAAGTTCTCTTTCAGTCATTTAAAAACCTCCAAATATGCTTAGGACGGCGCTCATAAGAGCCCTTTCCCTTTTTGTTCTCAAGCTTGAAGCCACGTTTTTTGAAATACATGTAGAGTTCAAGTTCTTCAGGTGATTTTTTAAACATTCTTCTATCAATAGATGCTTCCTTTTTCATAATAAAGTCCTCCAATTTTTATATCAATAATATATAATACAACAAAATAAAAAGAAAGTTGGCATAATTAACCAACTTTCTTTAAAACCATTATTCTTTTACTTCAACAAGCTCAAAAGTAACAAGCTCCAATGGGCCTTCGTATTTAGTTCTAAAATAACGCATAGAACCATTACCAGATAATTTATCATTATACTCATCAATTGCTTTCTGGCAATTTCCACGCTTTTCCCAAAACTTATGTCCAGGGTTGGTAATATCTCTTACGAGCTTACCTGTCGAAGCATCACGCACTGCATATAAATAATTTTTATTATTCATTACAAACACTATATCCTTTAACTTCATGGAAACCACATTTAATAAACTTATTAATATCATGAATGTAAATAGGTTTATCATAGCTCTCAATCGGGCACGCATACAATTCGTCATAAGACATTAAATTAAGTCCAGTAATACCATAACCATATGCACGCTCTCGCATAGCAGTCGTATCCTCACAAATAAGAATACCATCTTCAGCTTTTACTCGCTCAATCAAAGTTTTAGTTTTACCAATACCTTTACCACCACTAAGAATAAACATTTTTAAATACCTTCCTTATATTTAATTTATTTTATTATGTATTATTGATTTTCTATTTTGCCGCCTCTTGACATGTTTGCTACTTTTTCATTATGAATATCTAAGGCTTCCTTGAGAGTACACTCTTCAAAAGGCAACACCTTATAAAAGCTAGGCTGTTCTCCTATCTCTTTCAGCCATTCTTTAACAATAGGTGCGATTCGTTCATTTAAAAGATCTAACTGTTCTCTTTTAGCGCTGTCAAGCCAACCGTCAGAAGCTTCACCGACTTCATCCCAAGCATCTTCACAAAGTCTTTCGACAATATCTTGAGCAAAGTCATAATTGACCTCATAGTTTTCAATAAGACCAAGAGCGAAAGTATCTTCTAACTTATATTCTTCCCATTGAGCTTCCTCTACACACTCTCGTATCGAGTCACACGGTCCACCCCGCCAAATTTCATCGTCACTTCTTCGCGACCAAGCATATTTGTTTGCCATACTAACACCTCAATAAGTTATTCTATAATATAATACACTATAAAGAATGAAAAAATAAAGCTGGTTATAAAAATTAACCAGCTTTTTCTACTAAATAATCGTATAAAGCTTCAGGAGTAGTGAGGTCTTTTTCATATTTTACTCCATCAGCTTCACACCAGATCTTCTTATCAACATTTTCCCAAAGCCACCAACTAATTACTGAACCATATTTTCTATTAGGCAAATCATTCATGCCGAACTCAAGAACTTTTATTAGCTGGTCTAGCCACTCCTGCCCTACATTACAAATAAAAAACGAATCACAAACTTCAGTTACAGCTTTTTCAAACTTTGAACGGCGTTTATAGCCGTCTTTAATCTTATTTAAAGTCTCGATAAAAACTTCTTTACTAAAAGCAACCATGTTAATTATCGCCTCCAATAAAATTATCATCTAAAACTAGTACGTTAACTTCACCAGTATGTGCAGTACAGCGATCAATGCCGATGATTCCTTGAGATTCGTTAAAGTACGGATCCCACTTGGCATCATCACCAAACTCTGATAGCTCACCTTGACTATCGCATAAATGACCTAAAGAACAATGCCAATGTCCGAATACGATTGTCTTACCGGTTTTGTTCATACCGTCTTGTGCTTTCCAGAAAGGATTACCCCACATAGCTTCTTCCCACTCTACCTCGGAAGCATTACGCCAGTTCTCATTGTATTCGTAGTATTTTCCAACCTGGTGCCAAGGCTTACTAGCACCTTTATCATAATGAGTAATAGTAGGAATCCAACTATGAACAAAAATATACTTTTCAGTTTCAAAATAGTTTACAAGTAGGTCGCGATACGCTGCCGTTTTATTCAAAGCTGTATCACAGCACTTAGCAAAATCCGCCGGAAGAGGACTTCCACCGAGGTCTTGAACAGTTCTTACAGTGCCATTAGACTTATCGTGGCTATATGGAAAACATCTTGCGCAAAGATCGTCAAAAAGTAGGTCATGATTACCTTTTACTAGAATCTTTCGCTCAAGCGACATTAAATAGTGCAACAATTCAATACTATTAGGACCCCTATCAAAGCAATCGCCGCACGAAATCAGCCAGTGTTCTTCGTTATTAGGGTCAAAACCTGCTCTGTCTAAAGCATTTTTAAGTGGTTCTAAGAAACTGTGAATATCAGAAACAACAAAAAGCTTAGGCATTTATTTATCTCCTTCTGAGTAAACCCACCGTTCAATGTAGTATCTATCTTGAGTAAAAATGGGAATTTCTTTATCGATTACCCATTCACTTCTCATACAGCGAGTCTCTTCTTTTGTTTTAAAATCAATACAAATATCTTCTTTTTCTACACGATTACAGCAGACACCACGTTTAAACTCAGTAGGCATATCATTAAAATTGATACCTCTCTGAGTCATTAACATATCTTGAATGTCATTGCAAGACTTACCGTGTAGTTCCTTATGAGAGAAGTTGCACTGACCAAGCATCTGAATTGCGTTGCGAGTAGCATCCTGCTGACGCCAGATGAAGCAGTTGGTAACTTCTTCTTTAGGAATGTTAAAACAGCGAGAATCAAACATTGCACCATTGTCAATAGCCTTCTTTAATGTATTAGCATATTTCTCAACATCTTCTTCCCAATAATGGTTTACCCATACATCAGACTGTAAATAATTATCAATTAATTCTCTAAGATACTTATTGAAAACCATTGTTGCCATGCTTGCTGACACGCTGCACATTTTCTGCACATTATAACCAAACCAAGCATCGGTATCAAGAGTGTCATAGTCTGTGAGAAGAAGAGTGATTTCGTCTGACTGTGTATAACCAAGCTTACAACCCTGGATATTCTCACAGAGATACTTCATAGTCGCATTCATAGTATTGTGGAAAATCTCGTCATAAGGCCTCTTAAGACCTTTAGTGAAGGTGTGGAAAGCTTTGCCGTCAAGTCTAATGATTACAGGAACTCGTCTAGGTAGATAATGTTTACTCCTATTTTCATAGAATTCTTTCATTCTATCACCAAGTGCATCTTTAGTACTCATATTTTATACCTCCTGCTAGTATGCTTAATACAGTCTTAACTGCATAGTCATAACCTTCATTATCGCCGTTAATTTCAAAATAATCAATACCAAGACCTTTATATAAATCTTTAATGCGGACACTTATACGATCACTTTCTTCTTCTGTCTGATTTCGGCCTTTAGGGTTGTAAGGTTTAACTCTGTTAATAAAGAAATTAATATTTTCATATGTATTATAAACATCCATGACTAACCTTGGATAAGACTCAGTTATTGCAGGATTAGTATTATAAATAATACTAAGAGGAAGCGGGCTATCAGTCACAATCACATCGACATCATCTCGGCATCTACGTAATCTATAAGACTGTTTACCAAACACATATTCTTGACAACCTAGAGCCATAATATTATGCTCCCAGGTCTTATCTTTAGCAAATTCTGTTACAAGTTCTGCATTAACACCAGCTTTTTTAAGCTCTGCAAAAATAGTTGCTGCACCAGTGCTTTTTCCAGCACCTGGAGCTCCTGTTAAATTAACAACTAATGGTTTTTTCATTTTAAATTCTCCCATACATAATCGATAAAGATATTCCAATTCATCATTACTTGATCATAAACTTTTACTATAATATCATACAATAAAAAAAAGAAAGTTACTTATATCTAAGTAACTTTCTTAAAAAAAATCCTTGCAAAATAAACAAAGGAGGTACACCTTATACATTCAAAGATAAATATAATACATTCCTAGGCCTTCGCCTTACCACTTGTTATATTCAAGTACATTCGGTCACATAGATGACAAGTCTGAGCTTCGGGGAGCGACCCCTAACTTCTTGCCACGAAATCTGGGTACTTGGTTAACGGCCAAGCCCTGGACTACATAAACTATGACAGGATTGATTACCTGCACCCCTCACCGTCTATTCAGAAAAAATTAATATCAGTATTCCTAATTATATACTAGCATTAATTCTTTGTTAATTGTCTTCGGCTACTAGGAGGTTACTTGAATCTCTTATACCCACATTTCTATGGTTCACGACAAATGAGATTATTGGCATTTCCAAGGTGTAATACAGTCACCAACTAAACCCTAACTTGGATTCGGCTCAGCTATTAACCAAGCTTTCTATTACTCTCACGAGACTCTTCCTACCATTACTTGCTATAACATCAGCACATACAACATATGTTTCGGGTCCTACCCTTAACTCATATACTCGCATATATAAGTAGCGCGGTTTCCGAGGTATCCCTCTTATGTTACCATCACACATTGTTCAGCTTTCGCTTAGTTGCATTCTCAGCACAAGAAGCGTGTCTTGTGTTTAGCACTGAGTTAGTAATTATATTTATCTTTCAAGGTACAAATTGTTGATATTATATTATACAATATGTTTTTTAAAATTTTAATTTAATTTTAAAAAATATTTAAAAACCTTTTGGTGGACCCAGCGAGGGTCGAACTCGCGACCTCTAGTTTGCAGGACTAGTGCTCTCCCAATTGAGCTATGGGCCCATATCTTAGCCCTGGGTTAATTACGTCCAGAACTAAAACACATTTGCAAATCTTTGTGCTTGTTAACAGCACTCGGTGCCCGCGGTAGGATTCGAACCCACTCAACGCCATAACGGGCATATATAAATATGACTGACTCGGCCGGTTAGGAAACTGTACACCGCAAGTTCTTTAGCTATCACTTTTCGCCTCGCTACCTAAGCATTAACGCCAGTCATATTCAACAAATTAATCTTTCAAGTATCTCCATATAAAGCCATAAGCAGTTTTTCGTTTACCTTTGCAAACCTCTAGAATGTGAGCTCTAATTGCGCCGCCTTTAGCATCAGAAATACCACTATCTCGAATCCACTGCTCAGCTTCATAAGAATTAGTAACACTATGAATTAAATTATTTTTTAAATCATAAATATTTATTGGTTTACTATAAAGCTCTTTTACTAAATCCGGGCTAGACTTAACTTGAATATTAGCAGCTTTAGCAATATCGATAATTGTGTCTTTTGTGCACTTAAAAACTTCTGCAGCATCCTTAACACAATTATTATTACGTAAATACTGAATAATCGCGCGTCTATCATAAAGCATCTTGCTTCCGCCACCCAAAGTAGCGTTATAACCAGGACCAAGCGGATCTTTACAAAAAGTATGAAATTTCGTAATCCAATAAATTTCTCGGTCATTTAAAAGCTCTGGATCATCAGCTAGTTCTTCAACAACTTCTATAGTAAAAGCTGAATAACCATACTTTAACATAGCTTTGTACAGAGGTCTTTTACTGTGACCAGTTCTAGCGCTGTCTTTTAAATGCTCTGCAAACCTTTTTTCTAATGAATAAAGTGTTTGACCTATGTAAGCCTTGCCATTAAGATTATTTGTAATTTTATAAATATAAGCCATAAGAATCACCTAGTTAGTAACTTAGTAGCAGCTGCATTACTAACTAGGTTACTTATTTATTGGACAATTCAGTTTAATTAACAACTCACACCACGTGAAGGTATGTCCATTGTGAGTCAGCTGGTTGACGGACTTGAACCCCCGACCTGCTCATTACAAGTGAGCTGCTCTACCAACTGAGCTAAACCAGCATATAAGAGGGACTGTTATGCAGGTCTCAACCCTCGCCTACACCATGATTAAAAAGAGCTCATGATTGCTTCTTATAAACACGATTCGTTTCGAGTTTTAACCGGGTCAAAACGCTTCGTAGATAAGTCTACCGTACCTCTAAGCTCCCGCATATTTTCTAAATGTTTATTTGTATAAGGTCGTATGAAAATACCTAACAGTAGACCTTTGGCGACTCCGATCGGGATCGAACCGACGACCTCCTGCGTGTGGAGCCTTATACTAGTCTTGCACTAGCATCTCTTTATAAGAGTGTTTTACTATTAAACTAATAAAGCACAGGCAGGCGTTCTAACCATCTGAACTACGGAGCCATATGGTAGCATGGCTGAGTTTTTTAAGGTTACCTCAAGCGTTGCTAACTGTTCATCCTATCTATATTAAACCTCTCATTCCTCAACCAAAGTTCTTACTCTTGGAATGTTGACCCGCTCACACCTTGGTGAAACGATTGATGCATCAATTTGTCTTCTGTTATAGGTCGATTACCGTAGCCTTGGATTGCATAGATAATGCGCATTAATGCTATAACAAAGAAGCTTAAAAGACAAATACTAGACTCGAACTAGTTCCTGACAATCCAATCCCGTTGATAGGGCATTCTGTCTTATGCTACCTTACACCAATTTGCCATATAGCTACAGTGCATTGCCGATGCTTTGTATCACATTGCTGTAGTACCAACGCTTAGTTCGCATAACTTCCTGCGAACTGCCGTTACGCTCATTTACCGCTGAGCCGTGCGTACTTGTGTTGGCAAGGTACAAGCGAACCTTTGGAGGCGGGGGAAGGATTCGAACCTTCGACACCTGACTTATGAGGACAGTGAGCTACCTCTGCTCTACCCCGCGATATATTTTATAATGTAGTTTATTCTCTTACCCTTTTATTTCACTACTTGCCTGCTTATCCACAGTAATATAAATTACCTGATACGAGTTTCTCAAGGGTACAGGCTATAACTGATTTTATCGTTGTCTGCCAACTATCTTATTCCTTAATAAGCAAATTTGGGAGCATTTATCGTTTGCCCAAACATTTTAGTCTTTACACCAAAATTCTATGTTTCAGATTACCACATTGTCAGCACAATGACCATTAAGGATTTTGTTAAGGGATATGTTCCCTTACTCGATGGACCAGGGTCTTTCAACCAGCCCTATCAAATAGGTGAACTCGCACAACAGTTCACAGTAGATATCACCACATAGACATCTTTACCTCACATAGTTAACACTATGATTTTTGATAAAGCGGTAACCAGCCACACCCATGCTTCCTTCACTACTTAACTTCTGGTTTCATAGCTCGCATGTGCCCTTACTATTTGATATTTGTGGGGCTTTATACCCACTCGTTTCTTAAAACGACAAGCACATAGTTATTCAACGGTAACTCTACGAAACCCACCTGGCTCCTCGTGGTGGACTCGAACCACCGACATACGGATTAACAGTCCGCCGTTCTACCTACTGGACTAACGAGGAATATAAAATCAATTACAAAAATACAAGCAGTGCAAGCACCGGTTGTCTAAAACTTCATTGACATTGTTTTATGCTGCAATATAATTTAGCTAATAAAATAAACTAAATTATTTATTTTTCGCTAACTCTTTACGAAGCTGTCTCTGAAGCTTTTTAATAATGCTGTTATTATCTCGATCACGACCTGACAAAAGTGCAATACGATTTTCAAAATACTGTGCGTCTCTAGTCATAAAAACAACTCCCTTAAATTTAATCGTGGCGGAGAGGGTGGGATTCGAACCCACGGACCCTTTCGGGTCGACGGTTTTCAAGACCGTTCCGTTATAACCACTTCGGTACCTCTCCATATATTTAAAAGGCTTCTCACCTATTTGGTATATCCGGTATACTTTCAACCGGCTATGTCGATATATACTTACCGCTATTTACCACCCATACAATAGTAGGTTTATGTATTTTAAAGCTCCGACTTTTCGTCTACAAATAAGTTATCATAGAGCTTTTTAACATCCTGCTCAAACTGATTAAACTTCTTATCGAGACTCTTATAGTAGTTTTTCAATAGTTTATCTTTAACTACCTGTTTACCAACCTCAACATCGAACTCATCATCAGGATGACATACAGTAGAAGACTTAAAACTTGTTGGCATTAAGTAGCTAGTCCAAGTACAACCAAGTGAAGTACCTTCTAATTTCTTTTGAATAGCAAGAACTGCATCAAATTCTGTATTTTCCAAAATACCTACAGTCATTTTCTTTTCTGGAATAGTAATATACTTAATAGCCATTTTTAATTCTCCATTGTTTCTTTAGTATAAATTATGGTGCACCTGGTGGGACTCGAACCCACAAGACCTTTCGATCACTACCCCCTCAAGATAGCGCGTTTGCCAATTTCGCCACAAGTGCGTATAAATAATACTTTTACATAATAGAATAAATTCCATCCAGGTTCATAGCCTTTCATACCAGACTACCGTAGTTTCCTTAACGGTCGAACCGTTAAATTTTTAAGGTCTCGCATAATGCCAGTAGCACGTCATTACAGCTGATTACGTCACTAAAACCTATTCTGTTATGTCATTTTCATTCTTTTTGAGGGCAAGCAAACCGCTCAAATCAGTAGGAGCTACCTACAAGTGGAGCAACACACGAGACTCGAACTCGTACCATCTGCTTGGAAGGCAGAGATGCTAGCCATTAAACACCAGTGCTGCATGTTATACAGTGTTGACCCCGATAGCTCTCACAGCTAAAAGTCACTCCACACACTGGGCTACCACTAATTGCGGCTTCTTTACTGACTCGTAGGCACTGTACATATAAATAGGTTAAGGATTCCCTAGAACCACACATCTCGCCTCTCTTGACCTGCTTTCAACTACTAATAACGTTTTCAATCTATATGCGCAGCAAGATTTACTTAGTAATTACTTTCATTTAAGCACTAGGGCTGGCGGACATTTGCTCTCTGCCCTTCTGGTCTAAGTGACAGGACTCGAACCTGCGGCATCTTGATCCCAAATCAAGCATTCTACCAACTGAATTACACCTAGATTTTTGGCGAAGTTAAGGTCCCTCAACCGCGAATCTCGTTACGATAATAATCTAAGCCGGCTGATTACTACCTCTGACCCAACGACTATTTGCTACAAACGGCAACGTGGTGGAAAGAGATGGAGTCGAACCACCCGAGCCTGAGGCAACAGATTTACAGTCTGCCCCGCTACCACTTACGGTATATCTTTCCATATAAAATAAAACAGATGAGGTTGGAGTTGCACCAACGAAACTGTATAACCCACATGTATACTAAGGTTAATCAGTAGAGATTACGGTCCCTTACTTTGACTTCTTGTATACTCATCTAAAAAATTAATTTACAGGACCGGTTTCCTTATCCTATTTTCGGAAGTAAATTAATTCCGCTACTTACACTTTAGATTAAGTTATTGACCCCAAACTTAGATGAACAAGCAGTAAGAACTATAAGGGGGAAAGTTTTATAGATAAATCACTTTCAAAACTCTCCACTTTCGTAGGAACACGTGGTAGCCTTGTACAGAGGGGCTCAACCTCTTGGACACGACAGCAGGACTTGAACCTACTTATCTTCAAGAAATCAATCTTGGTCTTTTTCCTGGGATTCGGATGCTTTACCACATAAGCTATATCGTGATATTAGGTTTGGTGCGCCATCCGCGGCTCGAACGCGGGACCTAAGCATTAAAAGTGCTTTGCTCTTCCTACTGAGCTAATGGCGCATATATAAAGCGGTAACTATACCGCATTGTTTTTGGTTGCGGACACAAGGTTCATGAGGCCTTGACTTTCTAGAAAGATTCCGTCCGCGTGCCAGGCGGGAGTTTGATTTATTATTATATCTTTCCCGTTCGCCGACTCCTTTAACGGTCTGGACTTTCGGTTAATGGTACCATTTGGTGCGGGCGACAGGACTTGAACCTGCACGCTTTTGGCAATAGATCCTAAATCTATCGTGTCTGCCATTCCACCACGCCCGCATATTAAATGACTTATCTACATCACACTAATGAATAAGTCTGATTCTGTATTTTACTTCTTGCAGAATACCATTGAAGGCTTTTTCGTCCATACATTGTAGTGTGTTGTACTTTCGGAGTTTCGCGTCTCTCAGGAGATTTTGACGTTCTTGCAAAAACATCTTGGCTTATCTCTTAACCTTGTGGAAGTGAGTTAGAGTCGAACTAACCTCAGTGCCTACACTTTTTGTCAGCCTTATGAGTCCCTTTTCACTTCATATTTAATTACATATTTATTATACGATACGAATTTATATATTTTAACAAATTTTATAAATATTTTAAGCATAAAAAATGACGCTTAAATGAATTTAATCATTATAAGCGTCACTAGATTATCGAGTATTTTTACTCACTGAATAACCAATGACGCCACTCTGGTGGTCTTGAATAATCAAATTTAGGCATAGCTCCGCCAGCTGTTTTAATTAGTGAATTATAATTAAAATTAACTGACTTTTTCATAGCTAATATCTCCTTAAATTATTTTTATTCTATATCTAATTTAGCGTATAATCTAAATTAGAATTTTAAAAATTGCCAAGCTCTTTCTCTCAAGTCTTGTCGGGCTTTCACCGTTTGGACTTTGTTGCTTTGTATCATATGTATCATTGAAAGGGGAATGCATATGATTAATAAAGCTATTCACAAAACAATGGTAAAAATTACCATGTAATATTATACAGTAAAAAATTTAAATATTTTATAAAAATCTTATTTTTTCTGTAAATTAATTTATGTAATATAGCCAACTCATAGATAGCTGGCTATAATATTCTTATAAATTAAATTCTTAGCTTGACACTCATTCTTAAATATGTTTTACTATTTTTAATACTTGTTAAACATATCTGTCTTTTTCTTACTTCACGAAATACTGTAATGCTTTTGTAGCATTTTGTTGTCTCACGCCATAAGATCCAGACCCACATCTCTCATAATATTTTGCAAAATACAATGCTGCTTCTTTTTCATCTTGCATATTATAGAAAGAATTGCCTTTCGGAATTACTTCAAACAATTCAACAGATAAAAACCTTATCTGGTCTTCAAGTGTTGTGCCAAAATCATTTAGAAGTCTTTGTTTCCTACTGCCAGCCCACTGACAAATACCATAATAAGTTTTTTGACTATACTGAGGCCATCTTGAAATATCAAGCGTTTGACCACCAACTTCTGCCATAATATTACCCATGATACCTGCACACACGTAATCATTAAGACCTAAAGCTTTTAATGATTTCCATACCTTAGTAGCCTGGTTATAATTACCATCAGCCTTAAAAGAATTTGAAACTATCTGCTTCTGTTGTGAAACGACCTTCTTAGTTTCCTGTAATTCTTTTTTAAGCTCTTGGATTTGTGCGTCCTTGTCAAGAAGGACTTTCTCATTCTCAACAAGTGTCTCTTCTTGCTCAGACACTTTTGTTTCTAACTCTTCATTTTGTTTTCTTAAAGAATCAAGTTCTGTTTGTAATACCGATACTTCTTCTTTATATGAAGATCTGTGACTAGTAAAACTAATAGCTTGTATAGCTACTATAATCACAAGTGCAATAATTGTGCACGTTTTTATAAGATTACTGTAGTTTTTCAGATACTTCAGCATCTTAAAAATAATACTCATTATTTACTCCCTTCGATACATAAAGATATTAGAATTTTATTGACTGTACTAATATTATACAGTACAAAACATCTTTATGTCGCAGCAGAGCATCAAGAATTTATTTAAGAATTTATTTTATAAAGAAAAAGATTTATGAGTAACTCGTTCTGCAGTTGAGTCGACCCCTTGACTGACATAAATCAAATCAGGTTAGGCTTTTGTTTATGTAGTATCACATCTACTCTGGTCGGTCCAGATTAAGGGAAACCTTTATCTCTTTACCCTTCATAGAAACCAGTCATACGTTTAAGATTTGTGTGACTAACACCGTACGCTCCGATTACGTTAAGCTTCGATCCATTTGTGTGATTTTTAAATATCAGGAAGGATGTCCTTATGTTACGGTTGTAGGATTTGAACCTATACTTCCGACCAAAAGGCCGGCGTTCTATCCAATTAAACTATCTCCGCATATATAGTTAAAAAATAATATAAGCTTTCTTACTCTACGCCTAGACACTATTTTCACTTACGACCATGTATTTAGCACTCTCCATACGGGGACGTGCATGGTATGATAAATTACTAAGTTGGTCTGCGTAGCCACTCCTCATCCTGGACCCGATTCTTGCTTACTAACCCGTTAGGTACCTCTTGTGAAGGTCGGCGTTCAGTCTCACCACTGTAACACAAGTCAGCGGGAATCTCTCGTGGTACCGATCATTTTTTCAGCCTTTACTTCTTCCACCACAGTTCGGGGGCCCTTTGGCATTGCTTCGTCTCTTAAGTGTACTCTGCCGCCTCAGAAAGATTATATTAATGGCAGGCCGCCAAGGATTTGAACCCTGACCAACTGGGTTGGAGCCAGTCATGCTACCGTTACACCAACGACCTATAAAATTCACCGTGGACTACTTACATTGTTCACCAGATTACCAGTGTAGCATCCTTTAACAATACGTTTATCTTTTATCAATAAAGCACTACCAGTATCAATACAGGGGCACGGCTACTCTACTCCCTGGTGACGATTAGCTGATTCTCACGTCCAACGATATTCCCGCCCCAGTCCACCCAGTGGGAACTTATTAAAATACTATATAGCACTACGCTTACGGACTCGAACCGTGTCTCCCAACAGATTAGGTCAGGTGTTTTACCAGTTAAACTATTACGCAGATATTATCTAGTTCGTGCTATCCAAGACTTTTTACCACATTTAGGACATTTTGTTCTTCTATAGTCTTTCATTCGGAAAAACACAAATTCATGAAAAGGAGCTTTCAAGATCCATTTCCAATAATTAGATTCCCATTCGTGATTACATTCTGGGCACTGTAACTTTACCTTCATAAAGTACCTCTAAATAAATAATTTGGCGGAGGAGGGGAGATTCGAACTCCCGCACCCTTTCGGGCCTAACGCGTTAGCAGTGCGTCCTCTTCGACCAGCTTGAGTACTCCTCCACAATTTTGGCTGGGCAGGCTGGACTCGAACCAGCGAAATGACGGAGTCAAAGTCCGTTGCCTTACCGACTTGGCTACTGCCCAATAAATAAAAGTTATTTTAATTTATATTTTCATTTAAACCTTGCCCGCGGCACTGTGACCATATGAATAAACTACTTCTATAAATTAAGGTTACTATCCTATGGAATGGGCATTTTTCTGCTGGGGAACCTTATCCACTAATTATAACCCCTGTGGTGACGCGTACGGGAATCGAACCCGTGATACCGCCGTTGGTGCTAGATGTCAGACTCGAACTGACACATAACCTCTATCTCTAGTGGCCTGCCTTACCTTTTGGCTAATCTAACGAAAGGGCGGTGTCTTAACCGCTTGACCAACGCGCCATATGTAACGAAGGTTGCTTTTTTCATAGAAGAGTGTGCTACATCGTTACCTCTAAATTCTCACTCTTTGGTACGCCATCGAGGAGTCGAACCTCGCAATCCCGAAGATTACCGTGGTGTATAAGACCAGTGCCCTCACCGCTGAGCTAATGGCGTATATATGGTGGACCATCTAGGACTCGAACCTAGGACCGACCGGTTATGAGCCGGGAGCTCTAACCAACTGAGCTAATGGTCCATAAACTAGTTTATGCACTTAAAACTAGCAAAACGGTCGTTTCTATTTAACCCATTCAACAGAAACTGAAAAACATAAAGGTCTGGTGCGGGATATCGGACTTGAACCGATACGGTATCACTACCGAGGGATTTTTGGTACTTGATGTAGGTACTGCCCCTACTAGATAGACACTATGTCATCAAGCAAGTCCCTTGCGTCTGCCTATTCCGCCAATCCCGCATATAAAGGCCAAGCTAAATTCATTTAAAAGATGATCGCTATTCAGCAGAAATAAGCATTGGCTCTATGCGTTATATTATACAATCTAATTACTTAAAATTTATAGTGTTTTAAAAAAATTTTAAAAATATTTTTTCCGCTAAAGGACTCTCACCTTTAGGAGCAAGGGTTGGCTTCGCGTTTGCAACCACTTCCAACGGTCTTTCTTCTATCATTAACTCTTGTGACCAGCATCTAATTCGTTTACCTTGCTTTTTCATATCTAAATACTTTTAAGAGTTTTTCTTTTTGGTCGGCAACATTCGGAATTGAACCGCCACCCAGCCCAACACTCGGCCGTGTTCTACCATTAAACTATTATGCCTAAACTCTGCTACCTTTGGGTCACGCTGTACAGGCGTCCGTTTCCAAAGTTGTACGTTGTAGCGTATTCTAATATGGCTTTATACTCACTACGGAATAAATGATAATCTTTCCCACTGATTATCTGACAACTTATCTCTCATCATTAATTCCACGTTCTGTTACCAGATAGCTTATGGCTTTTACCTGAGCGAGCTTCATTCTCTCGGCAGGCGAAGTTGTCCCTACTGTCCTTAATCATCCGCCAATAATAAAACGGAACGGCCTATGCTAGTTAATGGCCTGCGGGCGGTTCATCTATGAGGAAATGACCTTGTAATGACCCTTACGGAGCATCCAACTAATCATCTATTCCACAGTGCATCCTCATAGACATATCGGAGTTCAACCGAATTTATTTTTTTAAGTTTTTTATCAATCTCATAAGCATTACTTATCTCATTGAAAGGTTTTCAACACTTACAAACCAATTTAAGGCTGTTCATCACACTCCATTTACCACTGCTGCTTCTTCGCTAGAGTTAGGCGTTGACCTTAAATCACAGCCTAAACCAACGCTTCGTGGCACCTAACGTATTTTATTATACAATGTGTTCTTTATAAATTTAGCACTTATTAAATTAATAATTTAATAAATTATTAAAAATATTTGGACTAGCTAAAAGGTGCTCTACCGCTGAGCTACATTTCACCTAACAGATGAAATGGTTGGATTCGAACCAACGACCACCCGCTTAAAAGGCGTTAAGAAATAAGCATAGTCTCTATAAATATATTACAATAAAATATATTAATTATTAACAAAAGCTACTAATTTTTCTAATTCATAACTTCTGATAATGGTCTGCTTTACAGGGTCGATATCATCAGAGTCTTCAGAAATGACTGGAGCATAAGTATCATCAAATACAACGTTTGCATCCATAGGATTATCCGCAAGCTCGCCACGACACTCGGCAATCATACCAATATTAACGTCAAGATAATTAGCCTGTAAGTATTTTTCGATAGTCTTAAAACCTTCAGGTCTAATTACTCTATCATCACTGTCAAGAATCTGATTAAGAATGACTACTTCTCGATTCTGAATGTCAATAGCAAAAGCTACGCAAGCACGAGAATCACCATAAACCTTAAACTGCATCTCAATGTTCTTAGGATCCCAAGCTTTAGTATTAAGATTTTCTTTATTCTGGTAACCAGCATAAATCTCACCACTGTTAAGTTCACTGCAGTAACCATGGAAAGTCTGAACTACATACTTATAACCTTTTTTGGCAAGAGAGTCGAGGTTAATATCAAAGTACTCTGCACCATTAGGACCAGTAATATCACCGGAGAACAGGATATCATTTCCAAAAGATTTTGCACCATAATTGAACCAGCCCATAGTAGACAAATTATCATCTTTATCTACAACGATAAGAGAAGAATCAATATCAAAAGCTTTCTTCCAATGTACAAAAGTTCTAATATTATTTCCAGTACAAGGTATACGGCTTCCAATAGGAAGTACATCAATACCCTTACCGCTAGCAGAAGTATTAGTAGGCATACCTAACTTATAGAAATTATCAGCTACATAAATCTTACCAAGAGAAGGCAAAGACTTGTAATATTCTTTAATCTTATCAAGACAAACAGAAGCAAGGAACTTACGTGTATTTTCGTTAAGTCTAGACTTTCGCCATTTAGCTTCATAGTCAGTTTCCTTGTGAGTTTTTACTTTATTATTATGGAAGTAAGTAAAGGTTCTTGCTTCAGTATCATCTGCTGAAAGAGTTGCAAGAAGCTGATAAAGAACTACAGGATTAGATGCAGGAATCATATTAAGAATTTCAACAGCTTCCTGAGGATTTGCTCTTGAAAGAAGCATCTTAATGCGACGTTCTAACATAGAACCATTAGAAGCATAAATATCAGCCGCAGCAACAATATCACCATCGGAAAGCATTTTAAGAGCCGCTCTATCAGGGGACTGCACATTAGTTTCTTTGGGTAATTTTAGGTTGCCAAGAGAAACGATTTTATTAAAATACTTTGCCTGTTTCTTAGACATAGGACAATGTTTTACATAAGGAATATAAGAAGCAATTTCACTGAAATGCATCTGTAATTCTTTCCAAGCATAAGGATTCTTTTTGCAATTCTTGAATTGTGCTTTATCTCCAAATCTTTGAACAGAAAGCTTTACAATATCTTTTTTATCTAAGAATCTAGCAAATCTTTTATCTGTAGGAAGGAGCGCAAAAACATTGTCTTTACACTTAATTTCCTCTGACCCATCATAAAAACCATTAGTAAACAAAGTAAGAAATTCAGCTAATTCATCACACGAAAACGGACGAGTGTAAGCACAATAAGCATCCGTAATATCGTATAGAGTTTTACGAGCTTCTTCATTATTTATAATATAGAAGGTTCTAAGTTTAAGCTCATCACCTACAACATATTCAGGAAGATCTTTCTTAAAAATTTCAATTCTACCAAGGTCCGAGCCATATGCAAAATAAGAAACAATCTGCTCAATCAAAAGCTCTTCACAAGTAAAATATTTAGTATCCTGAGGATTCTCATAAAAAGACTTAGGAACATTCAAATGAAATTCCTCGTCAATCTGATTAACCATAGTCTTAGTAAGAAAACTAGGCTTATCTACAATAATACCGAAATTAGCTAACAAATATGCGTTTAAATAAGCTGAATTATTTGTAGCCAAATCACTATCATCAATAACTAAATAATGACGAGTTCTTAAAATAGACTTCAAAGTTTCGTTAATTTGCATAATACTATTCTCCTTAATTTTTATTATTATTTAAATTAAAACGAGCACAATATTTAGAACTGACTAAATAATTTTCCCATAAAATTGTTTAGAAATAAGTACAGTTTCTTTAAATGTTGTGCTCGTACATTTTGGTCTAGCTTCTGTTAATCAAAAATATATGGCTTGATAGTAAGAAATAAGCATAGACTCAATAAATAATAAAGGCCAAACTACACTACTTTTATGTATCCTGTTATACCAGCATTAAGAAATAAGTATTGGCTCTAAATTAATTACATCATATTATACAGTATTAAGTTTTAAATTTTGCACAACAATAACTAAAAAATTTTGCTGTGCAAATAAAAAATATATTATAAATATATTATAATAATTAATTATATTATTATATATAATATACTTTTATTATTTTTTAATTTATTATACGATAAATTTTTCAGTTATTTTATTCATTTATGATAAATTTTGTTCTTTCTATTAAAGTTCTAACTTCTTCTGCATCATCAAAGTCATCAACAACTTCCAAGGTGCCGCCTCGTTGAAGTTTAACAGTATAATAATATACTCCTGGTGTTAAAGCTCTGGTATCATTTGGCTCTATTTTAATAGAAATTTTGCCTGTTTCTGGATTTTGATCATCTAAACTGTAACCTTTTAAAACAATAGCCTCTTCAAATCTTTGATTTGGATATAATAAAGCAAAGTATACAGCCTCATTAGTACCTAATAAGTGCTTTACAGTTGAATTATTTTCTGTTATATCTATATTAAATATGTAAGAATCGCCACGATTTAGTTTAATTATTTTAGTTGACATCTCTAGTCTCCTTATAGTATAAGTCTATATAATTTAGCAAATACTTTTAGTAAATAAAAATAGCCTTAGCTAAAAAATACTAAGGCTATTTTTATTTATGTGTTAACTATTGTACACAATCCATATATCCCCTTCAGTACCATCAGAATCTGTTGGGGCAGCCGTTCTAAAATAAATAGAATTTGTACGATCAGTTTTATAAGTAGATCGATAATAATTATAATGAATAGGCTTACCTTCCGTATCCGATACTGCTTTTGTAGCAAGGTCTGCTAATTCAGTGTTAGGAACCTTTGTAGAACCTTTTAGAATGTTATCAAGGTCTGTTATAATATTTGGCACTTTTGTTCTATTTAATTCAGTTACTATAGGCTGTATTGCATCAAGACGAGCAAGTAAACCTTCAGAAGAGTTATTAATTGAGTCATTAATTTCTTCAATTTTTCCATCTAAGTTATCGAGTTCTTCTGCTAATTTCACAATTTCCGCATAATCATAACTCTCTGACTCATTTAATTCATTAACTATATGTGTAGCATTAGTTGCTAATTTTAAAGGTTCTGTCTCGTCATAAGTACCAAAATAAATATTTCCAGTACCACTGCTTATATATAAGTAAGTAGAAAATTTTTTATTTACTTTATTATAAGCTGAAAACTTTTTTAAGTTGTTTTCGTTACCGGTAATTATACTTATACTATGAATTTTATTAAAAGCACTTTGCGGTATATCAGTAGCTGCGCTTAAATTAGAGCCATCCCAGCTGTAAGAAATAGAAGTTTTTGCTAATTCTTCTACCGCGCCATCGACAACTTTATTTTTAATATCATACCAATTCAAAACCGACTTTTGATCTGTAACAGTGTCGCCTATATTAGGAACTGTTATTCTACCCTTAAAACTACCTCCACCTGCTGGAACAACTTTTAAACTTTGATTAGAAGAGCCATCAAATTCTATTGAACTTTCCTCACCGGTAAGATTGACTTTTGTAAGAGTTAACTTAGATGTTAACTTATTAGCTGTATGAGCTAGCTCTGCCTCAACAGCATTTATATTAAAGGTTTCTTCAGTACCAGTAGAATTTTCAATTACAATAGTATTTTTTAATTCTTTTGCCATTTATATAAAGTCCTTTCAAAGAAATCTTATTTCATATATAATTTAGCAATTAATTTGTATTTAAATAAGTTACTATAGGTTTTGTTAACATACAAATAGGATTAGACGTTGTTACCACTTGGCTATCATAAACAATGGTGCCATTATTATCTACCGTCCAAGTACGAATACCTATCTGAATATTATCTCCTATTTTTGGTATATATTCAAAATATTCAGTTATGTTGAAATCTAAAGGTTTATTTAATGATTTTAATTTTTTTTCTTTTTTTACAGTGCCATTTACTATTAACTTGATAGTATATCCATAACTTTGCTTCAGCTCAGTATCTTTCTTACCATGCACTTTCCAATAGCCCCAGTCTGAAATTTTAGAAGTTTTTAATTGAAAAGAGTTATAAGGCATTTTGTTATCCGTAGTGATAAGTTCTGCTGTTTTAACTGGTACTGGGCGGCTCTGCTCAGTTGTAAATACTTGTGAGAGTAATACTTCTTCTCCAGAGCTGTCGTTTTTAACACTTACAAGCATAGTATATTCAGTATTTGGAACTAAATTAGCGCATTTAAAAGTACCAATACTAATATTGTCTATAGGGTCTGACATCATTATTGTCGGATTGATTTCTAAAGCATTCTTATTATTTATAAGTCTACAACTACCAGATGTTCCAAATAACGTTATAAATGCAGCGTTAATTGTGGTGGGCGTTTGCTTGGTCAATATAAGATTTGTAGCTAGAAAATCTTTTTTAGCAGTAAAAGATTTTCCAGAAAAGCGTTCATACCATCTTTCTGCAGCTCCTCCTCTTTCATCACATAAGACATCTCTGTTTTCTTCTTTTCGCTGATTGCAGCGTGTTTCTCCGAATCTATTTTTGTAACAGCTCTCATAAGCTTCACAAGTTGTTTCACAGTTTGAATCATAATCTTTTTTAGCACAATAGGTACGTCGCCATTTACTTCCATCTGAATTAGTACCACTATGTGGAGGCAGTACATTAGCATTTTTTATATTACGATGAAATCCCCAAATAGCTACTCCTGAACGCTCATAATCAAAAGCCCAAGCACACCCCAAAGTATAAGGGTCTTTATCACTAGTTGCAAATTCATCAAACGTTTTAATTCCAAATTCTCTTCCAACGACACCTTTTTTATATTCTATATTAGTATCTTTTTCATATATAATTCGATCTAACTGTGCATTAATATCTGTATAATCTAAACCATTTTTATTACACCAAGGTATTAAAGTATCATTTGCCGGTGTCCACTGTACTAGCCCAAAACCACTACCTCCATCTTCGCCTCTACCTGGGTTCATACCAGATTCAACTTCCATATTACCAAGCACTCCAGCAACTGCTGAAGGTGACCAACCTTTTCCACATAAATATTGCCAAATATATAAAGCATTTTTTGTCATTTTTTCAGGATAGCTGCGCAAATCTACATTAGAACATGTGACATCAGATTTAGCTACAGTATCTAATACAACTTGTTGTGGTGTATCATCTGTAGTTTCTTCTGACTTATTAACGACTATTCTATTATTTGTAGGTTGATAAATAAAACCATCAAATCTATGGTTGGGCGCGAGATCATTCCATTGACCATTAGTACCTCGGTGACGCTCCGCAACAAAAAAATGTCCCCATTTTGAATTGTTATTTGGGTCATAACCAATCCATGAACTATAGTTATTTGACCATGCACTTTCAGATGTTATAATAGTATTTCGATCTTCTGATACATATTCAACAATGGCTATATGACCTTCGCCAAGGTCGTTTTTATGCCAGCAAGCAGCCGCCCCAACTTCTGGTTCAAAAGAAACTGTATAACCCTCTCCTTTTGCTATATCAACCCATTTACCTGGAAGTACCTGGCTATTATTAATAAACGAAAATTTACCTTCGCCTGTTATTGGATTTTTTTCAAGTTCACTATCACCAGTTAGTCCTGCATAAATTTCAGCAAATCTACCCCAAGCATACGCATTACAGTTTGGAAGTACAAACCAACTCTCTTTATCATGCGGGTTATGTGGGTTTTTACCTAGTTTTCCAGCCGGGCAAGAGCCTGTGCCCTCATGAGCAGTTTGTTTATTGCTGGCATAATAATTATAGATGTCTTGCTCAGCTTCCTTTGGTGGAATAGGCACAAGTTTGCCAGACACAAGATATTCATTTAAGTCAAATCTCGGGCCATCTAAGCTAGTTAAATTACCAAATGAGGTAAATACATCGACATAACATCCAATATAATTTTTTAGTGCTACAATAGCATCTCTTGTGTAACGTTTACCGTCAAAAGTGCTAAAATTCATCTCTTTTAGATACTTATTACAGTCTATAAAACCTGCTACATTACATTTGCCGTCGGTTATTGCTGTATTTATTTCCGTATTAAATGAGTCTATTTTCTCATTTAATTTGCTTTTAGAAATAGCTCCGCCTGAGCATTCTGAATGCGGATAATCACTGTCTACAGGAATAACAGAGCAAACATAAAATTTTAAATTAGGATACTGAGCTTTTAAGTCATTAATTGCATTTATATACTTTTCAGTAATATCAGTTAATTTATAAGCACTATCCCAAATACAACTATATACACAATCATTAAAGCCTATCATTATAACAACGTTATTAATATTTGTGGATAATGATGATATAGTATTTTTTGCATTAGTTGTTAACCAAGAAAGCTCACCAGAATCATCAGTAAGGTAGGAAAATTCGTGATAAAGCTCATCATTTCTTCTGTGTTGTTTGTGCATCTGTGCAGCTGTAAAATCACCTATTATTAGTGTTGCCAATTCTTATAGCTCCTCCTTATGATATAAAATAGTAGGCTTAAAAGAGTCTTTTATATTAATAAGCATATTACATTTTTTTATATTATTAAAATTGCCAGTACCAAACTTTTGTGTTTTAGTAGACTGCACAAAACTTGTCTTTGTAGTAAAAATAATATTTGGCGAAGTGTATACTGTAGAATCTGACTTTTTTGTTGCTTTTATTATTAATTTATATGTAGAATCTTTAGATATTCCATTATTAATTGTTATATTATTACTTTTCATACTCAAAGATACAGCTGATGGTTCAGTTTTAGCTGTAATTGGACTTAATAAATAGGACCAATTATACTCAGTGTTATCAACTGAATCTACTACTTCATCATTCTCTATTTTAATAATATCTAATGCTAGACTTATTGAAGATGTTGTTATTTTAGTTAGATTTGCGTTTAATTTTAAACCAGAAAAGCTAATTGTACTAGTAACTTCTGGGCCTGGAACACTAGGATCTGCTGAAGATCCCTCATCTCCTAAAACCATTATGGTGTGACCATGCTTAACTAATATATCGCCACGAGCAAGTTTACTAATATCGCTAAAATAACTAGTGTCAGTTATAACATTATACTTATTACTATCCTTAAAAGCTTTTACCATAGATGTGGTAGTTACACTTTTAGACACATTGACACCGGCAGCTATCGCGCATACAGCCATAAATGCTGAACAGTCTGTGTTACAATTAACTGTTATCTTAGAGAGGTCGAAACCAACTTTTTCTGCTTCATTATAAAGTGAAAGGCGGTCATTCTGCGAATACCCTACACAATTATTATTACAACCCTGTTCACAAGCAATAACAGACTTTTCCGCTACAGCAGAATCTTTTGGTCTTAGTACAGTGTGAAAGTTTGATGTTTTTATAGTTTTTTCTGAATACTTTTGTATTCTAACTTCTTCGTTGTGGCGGCCATACTCATCATAATAGCCCTGGTCGCCAGCTTCACCATAAGCTGTACGATTTTCACTAAGCGACGCATGACCTATTCTTATTGATTTTGTCATTTAACTTACTCCACTTAAATTTTATTATCTCCAAAAACCAGTAACACTTATTGATATTTTATAATTAGCACTATTATCTTGCTTATTTGAGCTTACTATATAATAAGATGCTGATTCTTTTAATGTATTTGTACCGTTTTTAGCCGTAGCTAACCATACAAGACCGTCTGGACTTTGTACTGTAGCAACTTCAGCTGGAGTCTTTAATTCAGCTGTGCTTATAAAATTAAATGGATATTTAATCCTAGGTATTTCAGTAGAATTTTTAAATAATGATTCACCTAACTCGGTTTGAACAGTTGTAGTAACAACTAAAGACATAGAACATTTTGCTATGCCTGAAGACCATTTTTGGTACACCCAACCATTACCGACACCAGATTCTACTACATAATCAACTTCAGGTTCAGCATCATAATGCTGTAAATAGATTTGCCCGACGGTTTTCTCGTCGGGCGCATCTGTTCCGTAAGTAATAACTGCCGGGCTTTCTCTCTTTAATAGAGCCGCCACTGGATTAACTAGTATATTTAATAATTTTGTGCGACGGTTTTTAGCCTCTACCTCGGACGATAAAATTTCTTCTGCAGAAAGACCACTGGCACTTGGCAGCGTGCTCCAAGAAGATTTTCCATCACCAATTTTTATTTTATGTGTATCTTTATCATAGCCTGGCTGACCATCTTCTAATGGCGTCTTTTGTTTATACCAGGTAGCAGTTTTTCCTCTTCTAAATTTAATCATTTATATCAAATGCCTTTCAATTAAATCTAAGCTTGTGAATTAATTTCTGCAACAACAGCAGCAATAATTTCAGCTTTATCACTTTCAGTTAATACATAAGCAGGGCCAGTTTCACCACGTTGGCCAGGTTCTCCTTGAGGTCCAGCAGGGCCTTGTACACCATCATTGCCAACAATTTTACCAAGATTAACTTCGTCATTATTAGTGTAGGTAATCAAAAGCTCATCAGTATCAGTTATAGATATTGATTTAATACCTATGCCGTCTTTACCAGCAGTTCCAGCAGCTTTTATGCCGGTATCATTATCACCTATTTGCCAGTTGCCTGCATCATTAATAAACGGTGTTAAACCATTATCACCTGTATCACCCTTTTCTCCTTGGATACTAGCTCCTTGAGGACCTTGGTCACCCTTAGCACCTTTTAACCCTGTAAAAGAGAATTCAAAAGTTCTAGCACTTTCAGTACCACCTAAAGCCACAGAGACTTTAGGTGTTCCAGAAGTATTATCAACAGATGCGGTAGCACCTGTGATTATGGCATTTATTCCGTTTTTGCCAGCAGCGCCTTGCTGACCATCAATGCCATCAGCACCGTCTAAAATATCTACAGTTTTTGAACCAACAGCATCTACGATAGTTAATCTATGCCCACCATCAGTATCTGTAACTGTAATTGTAGGAGAAATACCGTCTTTGCCGGTGTCTCCTATACCACCAGCAACAGGGAAGAAAGGAAGGTCGTACATACTCATTATTGATACACCTTATCCTCTCTAAAATACATGTATCTAACAACTGCATTTATTCCAGTCGTTTTAAATACCAGACTATTCACTTTAATACTATCATAGCCAAATTCTAAAGGTTCTTTAGCATTAATAGAAAAGTCTCTGCCATTTACTTCAACTTCGCAAGCAGCGTCTACTTTAATACCTAATTTTCTAAGTACAAAATTTTCAGGCACCTTGTTTAGTTCAAGACTTACTTCATGTTCTCTTATTGCTTGAACAACATTTTCAGAGGTTGTTCCAGTAATATCGAACTCACCATATACTCGTTGCATACAATTTTACCTCTCTAAATTTATTTATATTTTTAGTTGCCTTTACTTTTATTCATCACGATCTTTTATAACTTTACTAATTTTTATACCACAAAGCATTAACAATTCGCCAGCCCAAAATGAGAAAAAGCTAGTTGTTAGTGTAGAAGAAATTTCAACACTCGTAAAAAATTGTAGTACAAAAGCAGCTATTGTATATAATGTTATCATAGTACAAATAACTACTAATAATATATTAGATACTTTTACATTTTTCTTTGGTTTATTTGTCATTAGGTATTACCTCCTAAGCTTAAGCAGCCTGCTTTACAACAACAACCTCAGATTCAATCTTAGTTGTAATATACGCCTTAAGGTCTTTAACAGCTTCATTTAAATAAATCTGTGCATCATCTGTTAAGATGTCTAAAACAGCATCATAGGTAAGCTGAAAAGCTTTTTTCTGTGCTTCAATATCAAAGGATCCTTCCTTCTTCAAAGCCTCTACAAATGTCTGGTTTGTAGCAATAACACACTCAGTAACTGTTTTATCAAGTAATTCAATATACTTCTTAGTTGTGTCGTTTTTTGCTTTCTCAAGCAGTTCCTGCTTTTTAGCTTTAATAAGGGTTACTAAATAAACAGTAGCTGCACCGAGAATCGGAATAATTGCTACTTCAAAAACTTTGTACAAAATGTCTAACCAATCTAATTGCATTTAAGATTCTCCTTTACTTTAAGTTATATTAAGTATTTGAATAAACTATTGTATAGTCAGAATCAAATACATGATAACCTTTACCTGCTTTTTTACAAGCAGCTTTTGCATTCTCTAAATTTGAGTATGCACCTTTTTGAGTTTTTGCGTCATTTTTAGACTTTCTAACTCTATAAAGCTTATTATTAATTTTATTTTCTGCTGGGTTAATCCAAGCGCCTGCTGTATTACCTGTTCTATCAGTGGTAATATTGTACATTCCACTTATACCATTTGGATATTTATTAAATAAATAATATGTGCCTGTTTTATAAGTACCCTTACTATTAATCTGCTTAATAGCGTCTACAGCACTTGAATATTTATTTAAATTAGCAATAACTTTATAGGTATCTATCTTACTTACAGTATATGCCTTCTTACTTAATTTAGCTTTTTTAACAATTACATTACAGCAAGCTTGAGCACATTTATTAGCATATTCTTGAGTTAAAATTATAGGAACATCTGTTTTACTATCCATAAAGCCAAGCTCAAGTAAAACTGAGTCTGCCTTAGGTTCTCGGCATTCAAATAAGTTCGCTCTAGCACATCCGTTGGCCCGATTACCTTTTAGACCAGTTAATCGTATTAATTCATTATAAAAAGATTTTTGCCAATCAATAGTATTTTGAGGTACTGTGCCGCTATAGCAATAAGCAACTATACCGCCTCCAGTACCTCCTTTAATCCCAGCATTATGATGTATTGCAAGATATAAATCCGCATTCCACATGTCTGATTTTGAGGCGCGTTTAGAAAGAGAAATTTCTTTCTTGCCAGAAGTATCATCTAATCTTAATATCTCTATACCTTCATAGTCAGACAAAAGGAGCTCAAGCCTATCGGCAATACGATCATTTAGCCACCACTCTCTAGTTTCAGTCACGTCTAGAGACTTTAAGCATCTTTTACCTGCAGTATACAAATAATGCCCAGCAGATAAAGCCAACTTAAAAGACATAGGCTACTCGCCCCTTTCTGTTATTTAATTTTAAAAACTTATTTCTTTTTGATAAGATTGCTTATAAGCATGGCTGCTTCCTGTCTGGTTAAATAACCTTTAGGATCAAATCTGTTTGCACCTTTACCTGACATGATACCAGCTTTTTTAAGATTATATACAGCAGTTTTTGCCCACTTAGCAATTAAAGCGTCGTCTAGGAATTTAGCTGTTGAAGCTGTGCTTGACTTTGCATAAATATTATTTATCAAAACAGCAGCCTCTTGACGAGTAATATTAGCTGTAGGGTTAAAGTTAGAGCCATCACCATTCATTAGTTTCTTTTTCTTTAAGCTATAAACAGCGTCTTTTGCCCATGAAGCTATTTTCTTATCGTCTAAGTACTTTGCACTATCAGCCTGTGCTGTGAATTTATATTTTTTAACATTACAAACGTTGTTAACAAGCACAGCCATTTCCTGTCTGGTAATATTATTGGTTGGATTAAAAGTACCATCAGTATTGCCATTCATAATCTTAGACTCTTTAAGACTGTAAACTGCATCTTTTGCCCACGAAGCTATCTTTTTGTCGTCTTTAAATAAATCTCTAATATGGTAATTATCGCTATTATATGCGCCTTTAACATTAGGAATACCTAAATAAGGTGTCGGGTCAATAGCTGTGTTATTTGCATTATTAATTTGATAATGAAGATGCACACCGGTACTATTGCCTGTAGTACCCATGGTGCCTAAAACAGTAGTTCTAGATACTTTCTGTCCTTTCTTTACCTTAACACTACCTTTTACTAGATGACAAAAAATGTGTCTGTTTCCAGCTTCATCACCAACTGAGACGTACTGTCCCCAGCCACCCTCGTCAAAAGCTACGTTGCGAACGGTACCATCACATGTGGCGTAAATTGTTCTATTTGAGCAGACAATATCAAGGCCTTTGTGACTATTAGCCCAATATTTTCCTTGCTGACCAAATATTGCAGTGATTTTAAATTCACCGCTGATAGGTAAATTAGTCATAGTATTCTTCTCCTTTATATTTAAATTTTTATTTATCTATAGAAAATTAAATTTCCATTATCTTCACTATAGACAGTATCTGGATAATTATCATCAATAACTGGTATTTCTATTTCAAATGAATAATAAATATCTTCATAATGACCGCTAATATCGATATATTCATTTTCATAAGAATAATCACCGTATACATTATTTATAGGTAGATAATCTGATGTACTAAGATGACCGTATTCATCGTAGGCGTCTATCCAATACGAACCACTCACAGTAACTAGTGATCCCTCATCCCAATCGCCATAGTCATTTGTTTGCATTTGGTAACGAACAGTAATGTAGGATGCCTGTCTAGGTAAAATTTCCCAAGTAAGCACTATTCTATCTGTGCTTCCATCGCGCCAGCAATAGCCTTCTAGAGGTTCAATATAAATAGCATATGTACCACTTGCTATCTGTTCATATTCGCCAGTTATTCTTACAGTAGTATCATTGTAGTCCGCAAGGTAGGCACGAACATCTATATAACTGTCACAGTAACTAAATGTAGTATGAGGTAAATGCGGAGTATTGATCTTGGTAGGTCCAGAAGAAAACCATAATTTACCATTTATCTTAACAGACTTTACTGGCTGACCATTTATTTTTATTGTTCTTGGTTTTGACATATTATTCAACCCCAATCAGTTTGAAAATGCTAGTTCCCTCATTTTCGTCTTCCCACTCAATTTCCATCTCTAATAGTGTCTGCTTTGTTGCTTTTATTTCTGGTGAATTTATATATTCTATTCTGCTAACACCGCAGTCACTTCCATCATTAAAACCATATTCATGTATTTCCAGAGTACACCCTACAATACTGGCTAATTTTTCAGCTTCAGTTCCTGTTAAGTTATCTAGAATGCCACAGTCTAAAACATTCTGTTTATTACCTTCATATGTTAGATAGACTGATATATCAGCAAAACTAGGATCATTTGCAAATAACCTACCGTCAGCCGTTTTCAAAGTAATATATAAATGTGCCTCAGAATTAGCAGCAGTACAAAAAATGCCAGTTTTAACATTCGTTTCAGTCAAAGTAATATTATAAGTCTTCTGTTCGTTAATGTCTGATTTTGATATAACAGTATACTGTTTTTCTTGTAATACGGGGAGAGTAATTAAGTCTTTGGCTTCTAAGTGCTTGCTTGATGCATAGAAGCTAACAGTGCCTTCATCACCCATAGAATAATCTAGATTAAAACCTAGATAAAATGGCCCATAAGGATTTGACATATAGCTACCATTATGGTAATAGTAAAGCTCATTAAGTGTAGTAGTTGTTCTTTCACCCGCATGACAACCGAAACTACAGTTAATAAACTCATTCCCGTTTATATCTACGCCATAGTAATATACATCACCATTAGTATTATTCACCAAAGTTATTTCATCGTCTGCGCTGTTAACCGTGAACCTTGCTGTGTTACCGTAAGGTTCACTAGTGTATACTAGTTCAGCAATCGTACCATCGAGTTTCTTATCAATAGCGCTTTGTAGCTTAGTTGATGCAGAGCTTACTGCAGAGCTCACTGACGTACTTACTAATGATTGTACTTCACTTCTGTTTAATAGCTGATTATTAGAAGAAGTAGTTGTCGTGCCGGTATAGATTTTTCCACTAACAAAACTATTACCAGCTGTATCTACTTTTAGTGTATTACGAAGAATTTTTTGTAATTCTGAATTATTATCTATTAGTTTAAATTGCGCTGAATCATTATTATTATTACCACTACCATCTTTTATAAATTTAATTTCTATAAAATGACTTCCAGCTGATACATTAGAATAAATAACATTGATTACTGATGCACTTGATTTACCTTTTAGTGTCTCTTTTACATTGGTTGTCGTATTGGCGGCATTCCGCACCAACTCTTTGTCTATAGTACCAAATACGGCATAGTCATAATTAGCCTCAGCATAATTAATTACATCAAATACAACGTCACACTTTTCTGGTACATCAATATCTACTCTACAAATAGCATAAGAACCAGCTTTACCCTTATTCTGAGACTCATAATAACCATTGTCATTCAAAGCAAAGCCGTATGTAGCGCCTTCAATATTACTGACAGTGTATGTAAATAATGTAGTACTTAAAATAGCATTATCAACCTTTTCGGCGGTGAGGAATTTATTATCAGTCTCTTCTTTAGAGTAACATATATCAGAAGCGTTTTTATAACCTTCTTCTGTTTTTAAATATTTAGCCATTCAATTCACCTTTCTTAATTAAGATATTTAGAATCTAAGTACTCAAGATGCTCTTTAACAAACGTTCTTAAATAGCTTAAAGTGTTTGTGGTCACTAAAGGAATATCCGGATTGGCAATAGTATCTTTTATAGCCTCATCTTCGCCACCATAACTATTAATATATTTTTCAAACTCGTACATTATTGAACTATAGCTTAAAACTGACTCTCTCAACTCTGCGTATCTCTCAATATAATCATTGGAATAAAAGTTGCCAATAATGCTAGGAAGTATACTATAATGGTTTAGGTAAGGATTGTTAATTGCAGGACGTCCGTCGTCGCCAAATAATGATACTCTACTTGAGTTAAGCAATTCTCCCTCCCAAGATAAGTCAAAAGTAGCGTCGAGATCATAAGCACTTAAATACCATTTATCTAAGTCATACGTAACAAGAAGCATGTTCTTGGCTAAGCCATCTGTACCTAGAATGACGTCCTGAAGTATGTAATAGTCTATCAGGCTCTGTTTATCAAGACTACGTGTAATAGCATCAGAAACGTTGTTAACATAACCACCATGCACATTTTCATATAAAGTCTGAAATTTATTTTTAATATTTGTTACGTCATTACCGACTTCAACACTCCAATAAGTATCTTCACCATTCCATACAGTATTAAAGTTACATGGATTTTTTTGTACGGAACTATTACCATTATCATTAAATTCAGCCTGAAGTACAGTATGCTTAGGATTATTTTCATTCATACCGAAAAGTTTGGCATTCTTATTAGTAACTAAGCCATACAAACCGACATATTCATTGTTAATATAAACTTTTACAGGAAAACCATCAATAGCACCATTATTTGGGCTATTTCTAAGTTCTTCTGGCAATGAATCATAATCATGTCTGCTGGCAACTACCTTGCTCCATAAATTAGAACATACTATGTTTCTAGCATGTAGAATATCGTTATAGTCTGCCTTAAGAGTAAAGATGTTAGATGAACCCCAATTTCTAAAATTAATGCTTAGCGGCATTGTACGCCACTCATCACTAAACAATTTAAAAGTAAAATTCTTTTTTGGAAGCGCTAGTGTAGAGGTTCCTTGTAGTTTAATTTTTGTATAAGCTTTAAAAGTTAATGTTTTAGAGGTATATTCAAGTTCACCATTAACATAGTTCTTCGAATCCGGTATAGAACCAGTAATAAATAGAACAGGAACGTCACTATCCTGAGATTCCGTAACAGCATTTAAAGAGTCATTTTTTTGTAATGACTCTTTAAATGCTCCTAATACAGAAGCTAAAACATCAACTGTGATTAAGTTGTTGTTTGCCATAATAATTTACCCCTTAGTTGGCATAGAATGTAAGTGTTCTAAGTGAAGTGCCAGCCGGCTCAACTAATATTAAACGTAAATAACCGTCACTGCCAGTATATGAACCAATTACGGCATAAGTAGCAATATTCCAACCAGATTCATCACTAGAGTAGTGTATTAATATACGTTTATTAGCATTGAGGTCTGCTTGTGCGACAGCAGCTGAGCAACGTTCACCTGTAGATGCTATATACAGATTAGAATTTGTACCACTGGCGGCTGAACTACTATTATATACTACTGTGTCAGCGCTAACTTTTGACGGTTCAATTGTATTAAGAGAAGTTGTTGTAGAACTTTGATGTACAGTTATAGCCGGCGAACCACCTTCTAGACTCATTCTATCTAGCATTACTAAACTAACATATTCAGAACCAGTTGAAGCTGTATAATAAACACCTAAAAGTTCTACGACCGCGCCGTTGTTGTCATTTTTCACAAGAACTCTATTACCAGCTATAAAATCATTATAAATATTACCATAATCGGCAATCTGTGAGTGATTCTCATCAACATAAATAGATGCAGAGCTTCCATGATACAGTACAGTGCTTCCCGCTGAGTCACCACCGCCAATTGAACCTAGATCTGGTTTATTTAAAATAAATGCTGGACTGTCTTCATTGGTTTCATTCCAGTCAGCCTGAACTTTTGAACCAGAAGTGGTTAAGTTAGATGCTGGAACTCTTACAACTTCTCCGCCTTCTTCAACAAGAATGTTAGGAGAGGACGGATTTTCGTGCATTTCTACTTCACTTAATTTTTTGTATTGGTAAGCCATTATGACTTCCTCCTTGTATAATTTATTATTTTATTTAATAAGGCTAAATCTTTACCTTTTAAATTTTTATATTTGTTTTGCATTTCTTCTACAGTTTTTTTAATATATGTCATGTCACCATTATTCTCAGCAATAAATTTTGCAGATAGGTACATAGCATTTATAAAATCAGAATCCTGCTTTTTGTCTCTTTCGCTGTCAGTTTTTCTAAGCACAGAATTTTTATTAAAAGTCCATAACATAGTCACTACCTTGATGGTATTTATCTTCATAAATGCATTACACATTGAATTAAAATACGAATCATCAGCCCATCTGACTTCAGGAGAATTTCTGATATTATATTTCTTTAGTGATGAAACATTATATAATTTTCCATGACACGCAGTATAATTATCAGTCCGTAAACTTAGAACATTATCTCCATGTAAAGTGTATTGCTCATAAAAATGCGTGTGAAGAAATTCTATATCAGGATAAGCTTTGATAACTTCATTAAAAGTTTCGACTGCGTAAGGCATAAACATATCATCTGAATCTAAGAATGTTATAAAATTCTGTTCAGTATTATCTATGCCTACCTGTCTAGTCATACCGCATCCGATATTTGTTTCATTACGAATATATCTTATATTTAATTTAGCATTGTAATCATCTACTATTGATTTAATATCTTCAGTAGAGCAGTCATCTACGACTGTAACAGTAAAATCCTGATCTGTTTGAGCTACTAGTGAACTAAGTGTTCTGCCTAGTGTGCTAGCACAGTTGTAAGCAGGAATAATAACATCTATCATTTTAAAGTTTGCCTTTCTTTAAATATATTAAATTGTATAAACAGCACCACTATTATCAGTTAGAATAGCACCGTTTGATGTTGTTACGGGCTCAAGACTACACACAGTTGATAAAATTTCCATTACATCTTCATCAGTAGCTATATTAATATTTATATTACCTATTTTTATATTTTTAGGCTTAGAATTAAGGAAACAAGGATCTTTTACTTCTTCACCACTTTCATTCCACCAGTCAATCATAATAAATTGACCTAGTGCTGCTTGGGGTAATATTACTTTTAGTGTAATAGATGAATCAGTTGATTCAACGCGCTCTTCCGTATAGTCAAAACTAAGGGTGCTACCGTCTTCGCCATATAAACCACAACCAAAATCATCCACACCAACGTCAAACCTTCTCCAGTATAAGCCATTGTCAATATGTTCTTGTGTAATTTCTTGTATAGTGCTAATAGAAGTTTCTTCAAATTCATACTCACAGGATACAAGGTTATTAATAGTGTCTCCAACAACTTTAGCGTCCGCTGCAAGACCATCGTGAGTTAAAGACTTATCTGTATCTATGCGCAATCTTTTCTTATCAGCATATGCATAGATGTAACCTTCACCAGACTCTCCTGCGTCAGAAGTAATCGTTATTGTATACGGAGCAGAGGTTTCTGATAAAATGCTGCTAGCACTAAATGAGTTAATAAAATCTCTTAATGTAAAAGTTGCAGGATTGTTCTTATTAGCTGGGAAGTAGATTAAATCATAAAGGCCTGAAACATAGCCAAAGTCTATATTATTTACTCGAAAACAATAAGCCCATGCACCGTCTATACTTGGATCTGCATATGTATAAATAGGTGTGTCAATACTATCAACAGTAATTTTTATACCATCTGAACTATCTGAATAGTCTGTATTACCATCAATCCATTTTGAAAAAATAACTGGCTCTAATATATCTGGCGGCAGACCAATATTTTCTCTTGCCTGAGCTTTTTGTTCTTCTGTCAACTTTTGAGAGTCAAAGGATACATATTGGTCTTCAATACGTACTTCTTTGTAGATCTCTAAATAAGGTTTTGCCCAATCTGCAATCCAAGTAATCTCTATAGAAGTAATACCGAGCGTTTCTGGAGGGTCCATGTAACCAAACGCATTAGAAGAATCTTCTTTTAACAATTGCTGCCAAGAACTGTAAAAGTCCATTCCAGAGACATCCACGGCACCATTGATTCCGGGAAATGTTTGATAAATTCTTTGTCCCATATCGTCATAGTACCAAATACTAAAGGTTCCTTCATATCCAGTATTATCTACGCATTTAAAGATATCAAGACCTTCGGCAATTGGAAGATTTTCTATTTCCGGAATAGATGCTGCGCCAAGCCATCTAATACCATAAGTTGTTGTATCTCCAACTTCCATTGGAGCATACCTTTCCTCGGACTTTTGTTCAATACCAAAAAAAGGTAGCTTATTTACTGGAGTTCTACCGTCACCAATCTTCATACGTTCATAGGTATATGGCTCAGTTCTGCTGTATGTGCCATCTTTATTCTTCGGTAATTTTGGATTACCTTCAGCATCAACTAGGACGTTTCCATTTTCGTCTACTTCGGTATCATAAACGACGATCTCACCTGCAAGAGGTTTAAAATTAGTAGCGTTAAGCCAATTTACTTCTAAGTCATGCTTATTTTGAATTCGCGTTGTAATCTTTTTTGCAGACATACTATTATATTTAACTCCTTTTTATCATTTTTTATATAAATAAAATAAACCCGTTAGTTATCTACTAGATAAAATAAAGCTAGACTTTAATAACAAACGAGTTTGATAATGATCTTATATTCATATTATAAGTCTCCTTTAAAATTATCTTTTCAAATTTTCGGACACGAGGATAGTCATCTTTTCAGACATACCCTTAAATTTTTTATTTATAATTTACTTTCTTCTTTTAATTTAGCATATAAATAAAAGAGCTTTAAGAGAAATTTTTAATAAATCTATCTTAAAGCTCTTGTTACTGTTTAGTCAGGTAAACCGGTTATTCGCCCACCGTCAACCTCTTCATCGTAACGATGTTCATATAAAACATCTTCCGTTGTAGATTTTATAAAAAAATCTAATTCTTGTAAAGTTCTAGCGCCATCACCGACTTTAATACGAGAATACTTGATTTTGTCGTCAGGATCATATATAATTAATTCCCCTGCTTCTGGTTTAAAAGAAGATAACTTTAGCCATTCTGCCTCGGTCTTATGTAGATTACTTATTCTAGCTTTCATTAATTAAAGTTACCTCCATTTTTAAGAATTTGTTTAATTACCATATTGTCTACCGATTCAGATATATCTGTACCATAAGAAAACATATTTACTTTTTCCATGTCTGATAGAGATTTTATATACTGTTTAGCGGCATTAAAATATGTTGTATGGTAAAGAACGTGTGCCCTGAAAGTTTTTACAATCTTAAGCATGTCTTCACGTAAAAATATTTTACACGGTTTATCAGTAGCGTGATATATAAAGGTTTCTTCTCCCGCAACTAACTGACCTTCAATTACCATTAAGTTAATTTGATCTTCTGTAGTTAATTTAAAACTACACAATTCGCCATCAGATAAAGTAACAGAAAAACCGGCAGTAATTTTATTTTTACACGTATTAGAAAGACGTTTTATAACTTCACGCTTGGCCTTGGCAAGGGCTGATTCATTAGCGCTAGGCTCCTGACCAGAGTTTAATAGACTCTGTAGTCTATTAAACTCTTCAGAAGAAATTTCTTCAATAGTAACTATATCTGACTTTCTCTGCGCCAGAGGAGCAAATGCATATAAAGTTGTATTATCAGAACCGACTATTCCATGAGCGGAAGACTTATCCGTAAGATTTACTTGACCTGTAGACATCAGTCTAAAGAAGCGAGGTATCTTTACTACATCAATAACCTTATTATTAAGTATAATTTTATACATTATGCTTCCTCCTCATACTCAAAATTAAGAATACAATTACTTGCACCAAATGTTGGGTCTTTTTCTCTGCCTTGATCGTCTACTCCAGAATAGTAATTGTAATGTTGCTCTTCTGTCCATGGGAAATTAAATATAACAGGGTTATCCTGGCTACCAGAATTTATGAAGGCTCCTGGATGAATATAGAAAGGCTGCTTGTCACCACTTTCAGTATTTTTAAAAGTTACACTCTTCAAAGTTGACATATATCCAAAAGCTCTCTCCATGATGTTGGTTACAGTAGATGGGATTATAACACTTTCTAATATACATTGATTAAATACATAAGTTCTTATGTCAGTTAAGCCTTCTGGTAAGACTACTTCAGATAGCTTATAACACCAAGAAAAGCAAATATCACGTAATTCTTTTAGTGTACTTGGCAACACAACATTTTGTAGTTGCTCACAATGACTAAATGCATTGTCAGCAATAGAACTTACACCATTAGGTATTTCAATAGCTGTAATTGGCATTTTAGCAAAGCAATATCTACCAAGACTGACTACAGAACCATCTTGTGGAATCTCGTTAGTTAGACCTTGAAGTAACTTTTTACTTTGTTTATCAATTAAACAATTTTGTTTAACTACAAATTTAGTATTGCCTTCTGCAACATTAATTTTCGTTAGCTTCAAGCATTCTGCAAAAGCGCCGTCATTAATAGTAGAAACATTAACTGGAATAGTTATTTCTTTTATTGTATCACAGCCTTGGAAAGCCCTTGAATCAATTGTTTCTAGAGAATCAGGTAAATTAATCAACTCCAATTCATCATGATCGTTAAAACCACCTAATCGTATTACAGTATAAGGCATGCCAGCGACCTCAATATTTTTTGGTACAGTAACAGCAGCATTTTGATAGTTATTATATTTAATAATAGCCATTGTACCATCTGGATTGAGCGTATGCCCGACTTGTAGCTTTTCATTATAATCATAATATTCACCAATATCATAAATGTCTACTACATGCCAGGAGCTTTCTGATACCTTAAATTGTGCATAGCAAGTCATCGGACCAACAATTTTTTCTGGTGCTGGATGCCAACCAGTAAACTCATATATATCAGAAGATGGTACAACCGGAGTGGGATAGCCAGCGCCAAAGTAGTCTGCATCTTCACCATAAGGAACATAAATTTCAGCTAATAATTGGTTTCCCTCTGGGGCAGTTTGGTTTATAAATGTTATAAGATAACTACGCCTAATTGCCTCAAAAGCAGGATAAAGTATTCGATTACCAGCAACTCCAAGTAAAGCATCCGCATGAACACCCTCACCTAATTTTCTAGTCCAACCAATCCACTCGTAATTAAACTCTTCAGTAGAATCTTTAGTAGGCTTAGCAATCATACCTTCAGGCACTTGGCCATCGTCACCTAAATAGACCGGATCTTCACAATCAACTATCTCAGAATTATATGATATAATGGTTTCACGATGTAGTACTGTTTCACCATCAGCACCCATAAATATAACATCTGAAGTCATTTCACCATATATAATATCAAGATAAGGATAATGAGCTTTAATTTCTGTATACTCCTCACCTGTGAGCTTTGTAATATAGCAAGTACCAACTAAATAAGCGTCATCTAAAGGATTGTTTTTTTCGTCAATACCTCTTATACCACTAACAAGATTACCTGCTTCATCAAATACTGGAAACAAAGATGTGATAAAACTAGCATCAGCTAAAGGCATTTCTGCCGTGCCCCACTCGATACCGGTAAGACGGACACGCTCAACAGTGTACTTGCCAGTATTATCGCAGCAATTTGCAAGTATTTCATTTGTATTCAAATTAGGACAGTTTTCTATACACAAAGTTCTTATGTTTTGGTAACCCTCTACATAAAATCCGTCTATGAAGTCATCAGAACCGTTCTCTCCACGCTGTGGATACAAATAATGTTGATTTTTAATAACTAGCGTATTAATCGATGCAGGAAGATGAAGCGTCTTAATATAGCCACTAGTAGGCAGGTCTACTGAGGTAAGGTTAGTACCTTCAGTGTAAATATGCTCAATATTAGGACATCCAGATAGCTCCAAAGTCTTTTGCGGATTTTCACCCGCAATACCAAGGCCTGAGCAGTTTCTTAAATCAATATAGCGCAACAACCTATTAGAGCCTACTGAAATTTCACGGAAGTTATCATTATAATATGCAGAGTCTGGATTACCAACAGTTAGCTCTGTTAATTTTGCAGCATTACTTAGGTTAATAACACCACAATATAAACCAGACAAATCACCAAGAGAAGAGATTTCGCTGGCACCATAGATAGCGGTCTCAGTGTCACCGAATGTTTCATTCTCATTTAGCGGTTTAAATGTGTAAGATTCACCTGCTTTTAACCTTTGTTGCTGAAGTGTACCAGACTTATAACGAACGCCAGCATACATATCTGAGAAGGGTGTTATAGTAATATTAGGATTAGCAGGTACAACAGCCAAAGAAGCGTTGATACGATCAATTTCTTCCTGTGTAGCATCGTCAGCAGCCTTAGGAGTATAAATTCGTAAGAAAATATCATCACTCGGGTAGTTTCCTGCATACCACTTGCTATCACAGTAATTTATACGGTTATCAATAAAGTATCTTAAATGGTGCTCACCAGGGCCACGAACTTGATAAAGGTTAGAAGCATCTATACCAGTTACTTCATTACCGTCTTCATCCTTATGAGCAACATGCTCTCTTGCCATAGAAACGTATTTATAATCTGCGTCAGCGTTATAGATGGCAGCACTCCATTTATCAGAACCATTAGTAACGAATTGTTCTATAATTTTATTATAGGTTAGCTTTCCACTACTTCTTAGTTCAGAATAAGTATCCTCGATCTCTTTTGGAAAACAGAGTCTGAAGTTGTTCCAAAGTACGCTATTCTGACCATTAAATACATTAGAAGAACCGAGTTGATCAGTATCTTCGTGAAAATAGTCAAAAACTAGAGCACCTTCATTGTTGATACCAAAAATTGTGTCGTTATCATAGAAGTATGGATACCATCTAAAAACACCATCGTCCTCTTTCCAACGAGTAAGGAATAGGTTCTTAGCCCTCTGGTCAGTCATTAGCGCAAAGAACGTGAATACATAATACATGCTACTATAATGCATGTTGAAGTAATTTTTAAATTCGTACTTAAACTTAGCTAATCTATACTCTTCATTGTCCTCAGTATAAGTTGTTTCACCATAAACTATAGGTTCAGTCAATGGTGCAGGGGTAATTGCTACTTTTTTACCATCTATAAGAGAATATGTAGCTGTACTGAGTACCCAATCATGCATTTCTTTAAAGTTAGCAATGCAGTTAGACATTAAAGTAGCGAGCTCATTTCTTTGCGCGGATGTCATTGTACCTTTTCCGCTTGCTGCGAGCTCTTCAACTTCTTTTAGTTCTTCAATACGCTCAAAGTTAGCAGATTCTGGTACATATCTCGGTTCAAAGTCTTCTAGCCAATCAGCTGTGATCTCACCGGCGAAGTTTACTGTGTCAGAAGTGTTATTACAGAATTCCCAACATTCTACGCCGTAGTCTTTATACTCTTCAGTAAATCCAAAAGCATTTTCAGCATCTTTATCATAGTTAAAGTTACCCTTAGATGAAAACACTGGTTCAGAGTCTTCAGTCTCTTTTTCAAAGATAATAATTGGGAAACCTTGAATCGTTGTACGTACTCTAGTATCATCTTTCTGCGGCGGGAGAATTACTTCTTCTCTATCATAAAAAGTTTCAACGTAATTAGCAACTCCTGTATTGTGGGTACCAGTAGCTTCTGCGTAATCTACTTTAACACAAAATACTTTTGCTGGAATGGCCCCAGGCATATGAGCCCTTGCTTCAGGAAGCTTTACTTTCCAGTTTTTACGAATATAGAACTGTGAAGAAGTACCTTGTACGTCAATCTGGTCCAAAAGTACGTCAAAATTCATTTCTGGGTGCGTTGGGTCCTCAAACTTCATACGTGTAGTCTTCTTCTTTTTATCACCTTTATACGTAGGCATTGGGCCTGTAAAAGTAATAATAGGAATCTGCCCGAGAGCTTTTACTCTATCATATGAAACCTTACCGTTTTCGTCTAATATATCATTATCCGTCATAAGCTGTAGTCTTGTAGTAGGCACAGTCTGGTCTGCAATATAGTTATTTAAAGCGGCAGATGTTGAAAGTGCTTTATTATAAATACGAATATTATAAATATCAAGTCCACATAAATTTGAACCCAGTTTAATAGTTAATGGGTTATTCTGCTGAAAGCTATCAGTGTCTGCATATCTTTGTACTCCAGAAAGAATACCGTCAAGATATATAGAAACAAAACGAGAAGTCGTATCTGAATGTTCTACTGCTATAGCGACTCTAACACGCTCCTCATCTTTATATCTGCAAGAAACCTCTGTACCAGAGCTCTTTAAGAAAGCAGTATCTGGGGTTGCTCTGAAACCTTTAGAACCATCGAAACAATCGATTACAACAGCATCGCGGTCATTAACATCACGAACAACAAACTCAAATTCAATGGTTTTACCATTAGCCTTAAAGTCTTCAGCAAAAGGTTTAAAGTTAATAATTGCTTTAGCATCACCATTTAGTCTTAAGCAGGTATCACCGGCATTATCAGTAATCCAACCGTTAGATGTCCAGTTAAAACCCTCAAAAGAAGTAGTAACCGTGTTATATGTTTTGTCACCATCAGGTGCTTGAGTATATTCCCAAATGGCTGGATTTTGCTCATTATTTGAGCGACCTTGTGCAGACAGGTAGAGCTGCATACTGTCCTCTTCAGGTGATACATCTACCTCAAGCTCTGCCACCCTCACAGTATGTGATTTAGTAATAGTCGTTTGTACACCATACAAATTATAAGTATAACTAATTTCAAATACTGCAATACCATTTGGATATTTTCTCGTATTCCAGAATTGCTGGCTACGGTCTACAGTAATAGATGTTCTGTCTATTTCAATTAATTCGCCAGCTACCTGAGAGTACACAATAAGTTCGATATCACTATTAATTTTAGCAGGGTCATAAACCATGTAAGGAATTGATACAAGGTCACCCTGAGTAGCTTCCTCAAAGTCATACACAGATGTGATAATAGCAGTATTGTTATCATTCTCAATACAAATAATCTCATACTCAAGAATATTAGAAGTAACAGTATTGTCGCCAACAACTGCGGATACATGAGCAGTAATTTTATGGCATCCATGAGCTTGCTTCGGAATTAGCAAGGTTATTTCATTACCACTAACACTTGCGCCAAGTTTTTTAATAGAAACCTCTGCGCCATCTACTAAGATATAGGCAGTCTTTTCTATCTGCCCAAATACTTTATATCTGAATGTAATAGCATCATTAAAAATTTGTGTACTATTAAAAGCAGATTCAAGACGGAGTTCAATCTGTGAAATGGTATATACTAAAGTTCTCAAAGAACCATACTGGTCAGTACAAGTTACCTTAACAGTATTTGAACCATTTTTTAAATGATCTGCAACATTCAAAGACTTAGCTATTCCATGTTGAATACTACCAGATAGAGTCTCAATTTTTTTATCATTTATAACAACAGAATAAACACCATCACCAGTAGGTACTTCATTTTCGAATGATGTATAAGTGAAATTAATCAATGCTTCATTACCCTTTGAAATAGTAAATGAAGTAGAAGGAAGATTATTTATTACTCTAACCGTGGAGATGCTTCCACCACCACCTGTGCCTCCAGTAATAGTTACTGGGTCACCAACCGGTATATCTTTAGAAGTTAACCATAGCTGATTGTCTTCGTAGAGCAAACCATCAACAGCGTTAGAAGGAATATAGCTAGGTAGACTTGCTTTAAGAGCGTCGAGGTCATCACCAATAGCTCTAACTGCATCACCAGCAGAAGCGTGATCTATACCATTATAACCGAGTCTGATGTCAATTACCTCTTCATCTCTAGTAAGCTCTCCCGGCTTAGGTGCTATAAGGTTATTTATACGTTTTGACTGTAATTCCAGCTCTGTATTTGTTTCAGTTATTCTGGTCGTGTTAGCTTCAACAACTTCACCAAGTTCATATAATTCTTTTTCTAGCTCTTCTTTGTTCGTTTTAATACTACTAGTAACTGCGCTTATTTCAGCGCTTATAGAATTTTGAGTATCTTTTATTTGTTTATCTAAAGAATCAAGCGTTTCCTGTTTTTCTATAAAGGTTAGATTAGTTGTAGATCTAAGTGATTCAACATTTTCAGTTAGCTCTGATTTTGTTTCCTCAATTGTTTTAGCTACGGAGTTCTCAATATTAGTTATTGATTGAACTATTTTAGTATCAACTTTATCTGATAAAGCATTTAAATTGGCGTCTACTTTTGCAATTTCATCTGTTAAGCGACTGTCAGTCTGATTAAGAGCCTCAGAAACATATGCAATTTCGGTAGCTAAAGTATTTTTAGTCTGGTTAATTTTAGCATTTAATACATTTTCTACTGCATATACCTTGTTTAAAATCATTATATCATCATCTACGAGATCAGCAATCTCTGCATAGATTTTTGTGACATAATTAAGCAGTGTTGTTAATAAATTTTCATAAGAAGCCTTTTGAGCTTGATCAGCTACTGTAATTTCATCAGCAATTCTAGTAAATCTATCATTAGTATCTTTTTCTAAATTATCTAATTCTGCCTGTATGCTGGCGGTAATTGCAGTAAGTATATTACTTACCTCATAAATTTTATTTAAAAGCAGCACATCATCATTACTCAGCTGTTCATTTAAAGAATTAATCTGAGTTAGAATATTATTAACACTATCTGAACTTTGCTGTTTAAAGCTATTTAATTCTTGACCTAATGTGCCGTCTGCTATTATAAGGTCCTCTATTTGTTGTACAAGCTCAGACAATTTATTTTTATGCTGATCATCGACCATGGTGAGCTGAATTTCAAAATTAGCAATAGCATCCTGCAGGTCTTTAGACTGCTTTGTATCTGTATCATTAATAAGTTTACGTAATGCTTTGTCAGTTGATATACAGTCATTTATTTTATTAGATAGCTCAGCAGCTTTTGTAGCCAGTTCATTATATAAATTTTGAACTTCAACTGAATGTAAATTTTCAAGTTCTTCTGCTTTGCTCTGAATTTTAACATCAAGTTCTGTGATTGCAGGATGAATGTGTTCTTCTAAAGTAGCCACTAATCCGTTAACGTTTTGTTCTAGAGCTTTAAGTTGCTTAGTTGTGCCAGTAGCTTTGTTACTTATCTCTTTACCAAGCTTTTCATCTAGCGACGCAATGCTCATAGCTAGATCGGAACTTGTCGATTCTGCGAGTTTATCCAGTTTTTCTTCAAGTACTTCAACATTTGATGAAATTGAGTCGGATAAAGCTTCTTCAGCCTTTGTGAGCTTCTCATCTAAATTCTCTACCGTTACGAGCAAAGCACCTTGTGTGCTCTTTATCTTAGATACTTTAGTGTCAAAAGTTTTTTCAGTTAAATTTATTTTTTTAAGTAGCTCAGTTTTTGTTGTGTCATCTACATATGGTAAATCTAAAAATTTAGTCTTACCATTACCTATTTTGCATTTACGAGACCCATCAAAGCACTCTTCTATAACAAGTTCACAGTTTTCAGGTACTAAATTAATTTTTTGCCATTCCTCTGTAGTACCTCTACGATGTCTTATGATATTATATGCCATAAGCTTAACTCCAATCTACTTGTTTTATTGTTCGTATAATTTAGCAAATAGATTAAAAAAAATTAAGCAGGTGACCTTAAGGTCACCTGCTTAAAACATATATTAGTATCTAATTATTACTTTGTTTCGTCTATTACAGTATCAGCAGTGCCGCAGTCAATTATGAACCAACCACCAAATCTATCCTCAAGGGCAGTAACACGACCATCTACAGCAGAAATAGCAGCAGTGTTATCAGCAACTTCATTTTCCTTAAGAGCTTTTACCTGATCATCAGCATGTTTTTTAGCAGCAGCCTCTGCAGCAGGAATTGTAGTATTTACAGCTGTATCGATTCTAGCGTTAATCTGAGTATCAGCAGCAGCAAATTCACTACGAATAGCAGCCTCCTGACCTTCAGCTCTAGATTTCTCGGTAGCGATAGCTGTAGTATTCTCACCAATTTTACCAGTATTAGCAGCAATATCGGATGCGTTCTTCTCAACAACAGTCTTTAGCCCAAACTTACCATCAGCTTCTGTCTTAGTATAAACGTTACCAAGAGCCTGCTCTGTGGCATTCTTATCTGTTTCGTAAGTAGCTTTGTCAACTTTCTTACCAAGCTCGGTCTCAACATCTGTCTTTAGAGCATGCTTTGCAGACTCTGTCTCAAGAGCAGTGATCTTGCCCTCAGCTGTAGTCATACGACCTTCAAGAGCAGTTACGCCAGCAGCTGCCCCTTCAGCAGTTGTTTTTACGCCATCAACAACGTCTTCAAGTGCATCAACGTCATCCTGAGCAGCATCCGCTGCAGCCTGCGCAAGAGCAGCATTATCGATACCAGTCTGGCCCTTTGCAGCTGCAGCTTCTACAGCAGCCTTAATAGTACCATCAAAACCTGCAGTTAGCGTTTCAAGACTACCAACTTTGCCTTCGAGAGTAGTTGCACGGCCTTCAACTGCGGTTGCACGACCTTCAAGAGCATCAATGTCATCCTCTGCTGTATCCATACGGTCACTAAGTGCTTCGATAGCATCAGCATTGGCTGCAATATCCTCTACCATTTTGCCGGCGGCGGTGTCATCATCAGTGATATATTTTTGAATCTCTACTAAAGTGTCAAGAGCTTTGTCAATAGTAACAGAGTTACCTTCAGCATCTTTTGGATCAAAGAATGCTTCAACTTTATCAAGACGCTCGTCAAGAGCTGCTTCAGCCGCTTCAGCACGACCCTTTTCAGTAGTTACAAGACCTTCAACTCTAGTAATCTCAGCAGTAACAGCTGAATTGTTATCAGTAATAGCCTTAGTATTTGCCGCAACAGTTTCTGCAAGAGCATTTACCTGAGAGGTAGTCTCACCTTTAGCGGCCTCAATAGCTTCACCCTTAGCAGTTGCAATAGCAGAAGTATAAGCATCAGTTACATTAGTGATAGCAGTCTCTCTGTCGCTCTTTTCAGTTACAATAGCATTAGCATTATTAGAGATAAGACCAGCAAGTCTGGTATCCTCAGCAACGAGCTCTGCATCTTTTGTATTTAAAGTATTAACAGCGCTAGAAAGTGCACTAGCAGCAGTCGCTTCAGCGGCAGCCTGTGCTTCAGAAGCCTTAGTCTCTGCGTGAGACTTTGCAGCAGACTCTGCAGCACTAGCCTTAGAAGCAGCATCAGCCTTAGCTGCCTCAAGAGTCGCTGCGTCGCCAGTAGCAATAGTACCATTGTTACCTACGAGAGCGTCGATACGACCACCAAGAGCAGAGTCAGCAGCTTCAAGTGCAGACTTAGCAGTAGCTAACGCACCAGCAGCAGTTGCTTCGGCCGCAGTCTGAGCAGCATTTGCTTTTCCGTCTGCATAGCTCTTTAGCTCATCATCAGACATTGCCTTACCTGCGATGTAAGCATTATAAACACTCTTATCGAGTTTATCATTACCTAGGTTTGTAATAGTGCCTTCAGCGGTTTCAAGACGTTCATCAAGAGCATCAATCTGACCCTGAACAGAATCTTCACCATCGAATTTGCCTTCGAGTGCAACGATTCTGGAATCTAAACCATTTGTAATAGCCTTCACATCTGCTTCAGTATAATAATCAAAGGTAACTGACTCGATAATATTATCTTTAGCATCTAAGAAGCGAAGAACTTTACCAGAGCGGTCAATCTTTGCAGCCTTAGCCCAACTATAAACATCAGCTGCGAGGGAGGAAGCCCATTTTAGATCCTTAAAAGGGGTAGTACCATCACCAATTTTAAAAAGTGTTGTAGGAGCGGTCTGCGCGCCTTCACTCTTATTTTCTATAGCACAGATACCGAGCTCACCTTTTAAAAGTACGAGATTTGCTCCTAGGTCAGTCTTAGACTCGTCATGCCAGTGATCATAAGTATCATACTTAAGAGCAATTCTAGTTTGTAATTTCTTTACATCAGCCATAATTATTTATCTCCTATAAAAATTTAATAAAATTTAATTTATTTTAGCAGGTTACTTGGCATAATTAATGCCAAGTAACCTATTTAATTTAGCTTATTATTTCATTCAGTAGCTTTTGCGGTAGCAGAACCACCGTTAAGAATAAGCTCATCGCCCTCAGTCTGAACAAGCTTATTAACATTAACTTCTTTAATGCCAAGCTGAACACCAGTAGCACCTTCGCCTTCAATAGCAGCAACAGAAATCTCAGTAGATTCTTTAACTTCTTTAGCCGCAACAGAAGCAATAAGTGCTGCAATATCTTCCGCATTCTTCTCATGTGCAGCAGTATTAGCAGCAATAGCTAAAGCATTAGCCTCATGAGCAGCTTTATTATTAGCTACATCAGTTACTAGCTGAGCAATATCGCTGGCATTATCGTTTACAAACTCAATAAGGTTTGTAACGTTGGTAATAGTATCTTCAGCATTTGCACCACCGATAAGAGCATTTACACGAGCGTCAACCTGTGCTTCTGTTAAGAAGGTATCATCAGCCTCATCCTTAGTATATACGTCAGCAGCATTTGCTTTAAGATCAAGAGCAGACTGATTGGCTGTCTTAAACTCTTCAAATGTTGCCTTCTCAAGATAAGGATCAAAGTCTACATCTGGAATTGCATCAATAGCACCCTGAACTGCAGAATCGACTTCGTCTTTGGTGTAATAGCCATCAAACTTATCAGTGTTTGCTTTAATAAGGTTGGCGAGCTCAGTGTCTCTAGTCTTAAGACCAGCAATATCTGATCCATGAACAGCAACAACACCAGCAAGACCCTTGTTATTATCAGTGCCGTCACCGTTAATAATACCCTCTAGAGAATCGATTCTAGAAGATTCAACAACACCGACCTCAGTCTCTAAAGCAGATAATCTAGTGTTAAGAACAGTTAGTCCAGTCTCATCACTATTTAATCTTTGCTGAATCGCTGCAATAGTTGAATCATGAGTTCCGATATTGGTAGCATTTTCATTAACAGCGTCAATAAAGCTTTGACCATCTTTAAGGTCAGAAACTTTGACGTTTGAGATTACAGGAACCTCAATATTTACTGTTTTATCATCATCAGAAGGAGTTAGCTTAGTGCCATTAACTGCGATGTACTCAATAGAGTTAGGTTCACCGCCAACCTCAGTGATTTCTTTAATTTTACCTTCTAAGTTATCCGCCTTAGTAGCAGCATTAGAAGCAACCTGAGAAACACCTGCTAATTCGTCTTTAGTTGCGGCGTTTGCAATGGTAGCAAACTTATCATCAGCTGAAGTCTTATCATAATAGTTATCAGCAAGGTCTGTTTCAACATCACCAATGCGTGTTCCAACAGATTCAAACTGGCCTTCAACGTCAGACTTGACAGCAAAAGTTGCCTTGTCAGTAGTATAAGAGTCTACATCTACTTTCTTAGCAAGGTCAGCATTTACATCAGCTTTAAGAGCAAATGTAGCCTTGTCAGCAGTATAGTCAGCAACATGCTGTTCATAAGTAGTATTATCAACTTTCTTGCCAAGTTCTGTTTCTACGGCAGAAGCTTTTGCATATTGGCCAAGATTTTCAGCCTCAATAGCTTCTTCAATAGCACTTGTAACTTCGTCTGCAGTCTGTGCTGCTTCAGCAGTAGCCTTAACATCGTTTAAAGCAGAAACGGTAGCAACTACAGCTTCATCAATTGCAATTTCACCGTCTGTGCTAACAGTAATACCGTTACCACCAGTGTAGGTATCGATAAGGTCATTAAGCTCAATCTCAGTAGCATTTTTACCTGCATCAGTGTTCCAAGTAAGAGTAAGCTTCTTAGAATCCTTATCATACGCAGCACTATCAAGCATACCGTCTTTAACGAACTTAGCAGCATTTACAGAAGCAACCTCTGTACCTGCACTATTCTTAATTACGATATAGTCAGATTCAACTTCGTTAACAGTCTTCTTCTCAATGGTTATGTCAAGCCCAGTGATCTGTTCGTCAGTGTAGCCCTTTGCAGAATTAAGAGTATCAGCATCAGCCTGCTCACGAGCTTTAGCTTCATCATCGATATCTTTTTCAAGAGCAGTTACACGATCAGCAAGTTCGGTATCGTCATAAGCATCTTCAGAAGTTAGATAATCATCCTCGATAGCTTTGATTCTAGCTTTAACATCTGTGTCATCATAAACAGTGTCAGCATCAGCAGAATCTGCATAGTCTTTAGCTCTCTGCTCAGCTTCTGCAATAGCGGCATAAAGACCTGTTGCATTTTGGTCACCCTCAGCGGCTGCACCAATCTTACCATTAAACTCATCTTTAACGCCCTGAATAGCTGTCTCTACAGAAGTAGTAGTAGCATAGGCAGAAAGATCGAGAGAGATTTTATAGGTATTAGTATCTGTATCATCATCACGTACCTTCTCGATTAGTACATGAGTCTCTTCATCACCAGCAGCGATTACAGTTTTAGTGTTAGTATCGCCTTCTGTAATAGAATCGATTGGAACCCACTTGATTGAACCATCAGCCTGCTTCTGTGGAAGAGTTGATTCTGCAGCAGCCTCAAAGCCAGCTAAGCTTAAAACACCATTCTCATCAAGAACGATGCTCTTACCATCGCCGTTAGTAGCTTTACCAACTTCTTGAAGAGTACCAGCGGCGTCGGCAATAATATAGAATGTTACGTTATCTACTACAGTAGCATCTTCTGCGTTAGTAGTAACAACAGCAAGTGTTTGACCTACATATGCAATAGCATTTTTGGTCGCATAATCCTGAGCAGCCTCAAGAGCAGTTTTATCAGCAGTAGCATAGAATACGCTATAAGCTTCTAGAGGGAAACAACCCTGTCTTTTAAAGCTATTAGGATACTCAGTTAAATTTGTAGGAATTCTAGTTAAAAGTTCCGCCATTATTTATTTCCTCCTTAACCTAAAGTAACAGTGAGCGAAGTCTCTGTGCCATAAGCTTCTGCAGGAGTAAATGTCCAAACATTATAATTCTCTGCATAGTCACCAATACTTGTAGCAGTAGCATCAGCACCGCCAACAGAAATACCTTCAGTCTTAGTGAATGAAGTAGTCATGTCTGCATTAACAGTATTATTATAAACCTTAGTTACACCAGTAGAGCCTGCAGGACAAGCAAGTATAATAGTAGAAGCACCAACAGGAACAGTCATGTTCTTTGTACCAGCTGCATACTTAGCACCAGTCTTAGCAAGACCTCTAATAGTAGCACTATCTAGATCAGCTGTAGCAGTCACATCAGAAGTAGTACCGAAGAAAAAGCCCTCACGGAAACCTGTAATGCTGAAAGTAATCTCTTTAGAAGAAGAACTACCTTTAATCCTCTTACTATCAACTATAGCACCAACATTATTAACAGGAGTTCTTGGAGAATCGCCCCAAGTACATACGTTTGTAATCTTTGCGACTTCTGCAGAAGAAGTAGAACTGATAGAAATCTGCGGATTAAGAGTAACAGTACCATCTACGCCGTCGGTAAATGTACCTTCTTTAGTACAAGAAACGTCATAAGAAGCTGTTACACCTGTAGCAGTGTCAGTATATTTTGTGTCACCAATCTTAGAACCAAATTCATAAGAACCAGCGCTAAATGTGCCATCCCAAGAAATTGTCTTAATCTTACTACCGATTTCAGCAGTACCTGTGTTAGTTACAATACCATAACCAAGAACAGTACCATTAGACTTACCGTTATGAGTCTTCACCATCATGCTAAATGAAGGTTGACCAACAGCAGGATCTTTTGTCTCTGAAAGAGCATCAAGTAGCCATTCAGAAGTTGTCATACCCTTACCACCAGCGTTTACGAAACCGTTGGAAGTAGTATGACGTCCGAAGTTGTAAGTGAGGATCTGGTCTTCCTCAAAAACACCTTCTGCTTGAGGAAGGTCTTTCCAAGCAGTGTCTGAACCGTCACCGACTTTGATGATTGGAACCTGAACATTTTTGGTTTCACCATCAATAGTCTTAGCAACAGTCATGTAGCCAACACCAACTTCACCAGCTTGTAGGCGATAGCTGTTATCAGCTTCCCATGCTTCTTTAGAGCCATTTCTCAAGACAATAATAGTATTCAATGTCTTTTGTGCCATTTGTTTACCTCTCTAAAAAATATTTTTTATTTATTATTATCTTTCGATAATTATAAAACTTTATTTAAGCTGACGGTCCGCCGCCGTCAATAATTTCAATATCAGATGCATCATCTGTACCACCGTCGCCGACAGGAAGATATTCATTATTGTACCAAACATAAGTAGTAGCCTCTTCTGTTACAACATAAAGTCTTCCGGAAATACCATTATCTGGCAACTGCTCTTTTGTATCTACCACAACGGTAGAGGTATCTTGTAGCTCATCTACTTCAGACTGAAGCGTTTCAAGATTTGTCTTAATTGTTGCTACTTGCTCGGCTAAGCCTGGTAGGTCGTTAAGACCTCCAAGCTTATGCCAGTTAGCTTCATTTGTTACATCAGGTACTTTTAAAATATTCGTTACAGTACTATCATGTAAAAAATATATACCGTTTCTAGCTGAGTCACTATCTAGCCAAACAGCTACAATCATACCATTATATGCAGATACTTTACCTGCATCATTATACCAGGTTTCAGAGAGTAGCAAATCATTATAGGTTTTAACTAATGATTTAGCATCTACTGGACCTTTACCTGAATATTTATACTGTAGTTCAATTTGCGAGCCTGCCACTATTAAATAACCTCCTTAATGATGTATCTATACTTCTCTCCATTATTTACACTATCAAGATTTACCCAGAGTGTGTAGTCATTAGGAACTGTTGGGACGTCTAATCCGCAGCTCTCAAGTGTTTCACTAATTAGATCTTTATCACAAGTTAATTGACTTGCAAAATCTGGGGAAGTGTTTTTCCATTCTTTAGAACCGTTGTCCCAAATTTTTACAGAAACTTGTAATTTATCTGAGTTTAAATCAAGACTGTTTGGAAGTGCAATCATATAAAACAATTCATTTTCATAACTTGTAAATTGTTGATAGCCAGACTCATTAACAGTATCACCATCAATAACTTGATAGAATCCAGCAGTATCAGGAGCTTTTGTTGACTCTTCTACAGTCATCGTTTTATAGTTAAAAGCAACTTCCTCAAGTTGGCCACCAGCAGCTATTTGATACATAGGTAATTCATTAGCTATTAAATTATCTATAATACCTTCTGGCTCGTCAGGATTTTCAGGTTCTTGTCCTGGCTGTTCATCAGTAAGCCCTAATAATTTAGCCAATATTTCTGCTATTTTAAGGTCTTTTATATTATCGCCGACTTTAAAATCTCCAATAGGGTTACTAATAAATTTAGCAGTTGTAAAAGGAGTATCATTAGCTTTAACATCAACAGCTGTTGCAATTGCATTAGCTATTTCTGAAGTAGTTGAATAATCTTCAAGTGATTGATGTTCAGTTAAGTAGCCTTTAGCTGTAAGCTCTTCTTCTGTAATATATTCACTAGGTATTTCTGAGATAAACTTAGAAACGTCAGGAATATCAGACTTTAGAGCGAAATTGCTCACGTCAGGAATTTCTTTCTTAGTTGCTAAATGACTAATATCTTGATGCTGTGTTAAATAACCCTTAGATTCGAGTTCGCCCTCAGTTATGTATTCAGCAGGAACTTCGCTAATAAAACCTTCAATCTCATCCTTAGTAACATAATTATCTAAGTTCACTACTGGATGTTCAATGGCCTCGATTGCGTTATTTAGTTCTTCTTTTGTTGCAAAACCATCAACAACTGGCAGCTCTGTCTTCTTAACATACTCGCTAAGATCTTGATGCTCAGTAAGATATCCAGCATCATTAGTAAATGCACTTACGTTGGTAGGAACCTCTGGAATTTCAAGTGCAAAAATCTGTTCATTAACATATTGCTCAGAAGCAAGCCCATCGGTATTTGGAAGGCTATAAACCTCTTTACCAATTCTGATACTAGTTAATTCACCGTTAACTTCGCCGTCAGCGTTTGCTTCAACTTTATTTAATTTAACTTCTTTGGAAATTTCCCAGGTATTATCACTGTGTAAATAATAAGTATTAAATGAACCATAAGCTTCACTTCTGCTTGTTAAGAATTTTGTAAATGTAATCATGTCACTTCTGACATAATTCATCACTGCGTAACCATTTACATCAGGAGCAGCATTAGCTAAAACCAGGAATTTGCCATTGTTATATGCATTAATTGCAGCAGTAAAGTCCGGTGCAGCAAAATCAACAACAAATAGTTCTGTCTCAGGAATTTCAATACCTGCAATAGCGTTATTTACAAACTCTTCAGTTGCGAGACCTTCTATAGAAGGAATTTCAAGCTCTTTGAACTTATTATCAACTTCAGTCTTGTTATAATAATTCGCAAGAAGATTATCAAGCTCTTCCTCAGTTACTTCGCCACCATTGAGCTCAGCTTTAGCAATTTCACTTCTAACAAAATCTTCCGAGGCGAGTCCTTCAATACTAGGAATTTCAGACTTCTTGGCATATTCACTAAGATTTTGATGCTCAGTTAAATAACCTTTAGCTTCAACATCTTCCATAGTAATAAAGCTAGAAGTATCAGGAATATCAATTCCATTTATTACTTCATTAACTAAGGCTTCTGTTTCAGATTTATTATAGTAATTAGATAAATTAACTTCAGGAATATCTTTAGCAGTGATGTAGCCTGCATCATTTTCTAATTCACTTACTTTTGTTGGATATTCAATATTACTAATTGCATTATCTACATATTCTTCAGTAGCATATTTTGCATCATTCTCAAGTTCACTTACTTTAGTAGGTACTGCAGGGATAAGTACATCAACTTCAGACTTAGTGTAATAAGCGCTAAGGTCGACGTCCTGGTCAGCTAGTTCAGCTTCAGCAATTTTCTGAGTAACAAACTCCTTAGTAGCGACGTCAAGTTCTTGCTTACCAACGTTGAGCTTGTTATCCTCAGTAATTTCAACTTTATTAAGTTTAACTTCTTTTGAAACTTCCCAGGTATTAGCCGGACTTAGATAATAAGTATTAAATGCGCCGTAGGTTTCACTTCTACTCATTAAGAATTTTGTAAATGTAATATATTTTTCACTTACATAATTCATTACGGCATAGCTATTAACGTCTGGAGCCGCATTAACTAAAACTAATACTTTTCCATTATTGTAAGCTTCAACTGCCTCGGCATAATCAGGAGCGTTGAAATCAACTTTATAAAGTTCAGCCTCAGGAAGCTCTATATTATTGATAGCCGTGTTAACGAATTCTTCTGTAGCCAAACCTTCGGTACTAGGAATCTCAGGCTTATTATTTAAATCGTTATAGTCTCTACTAAACAGCTCATCCTTTTTAGCATAAGCTTCTAAACTTTGATGTTCAGTAAGATAGCCTTTTTTGTCAAGTGTGTCTTCTGTAATATACTCATTATGAGCATGATCTATTGTCGCATATTCTTCATGGCCATGTACTTTATTTGCATAATCTTCATGTAAATGATCAGTTGTTGCATAGTTAGCATGACTATGCTCAACAACTGCATATTCAGTATGCTCATGATCTACGTCAGCCTTACCTGTAGCGATAGTAGTCAAAGCTTCAATAGCGTCCTTATTATTATCTATTAAGCTTCCAAGCTCTTTAAGAGTATCATAAGCTTCACCTGCGCCATTAAGAAGTTCATCTTTAATAGCCTGAGCAGTTCCTTTAATATCATATAAGTCATCGTGCTTATGGTCAATGTCTGCAACAGTACTTATTCTCTCATCAATACGACGAGCAACAGCATCTGGCACAAGATCGTTGTGACAAGTATCATTGGTAAGAATTACACGAACTTTGTCCTTACTAATAAGTTTATCATCAGCATACCAGTGGAAGTTGTAGTAGAATCCAAGGTATTTATCAATAGTAGATCTGTCGCCAAACTTTGACCAGCTGTCACCACTCTTGTTGGCAATAGCCGACCATATCGTGGTATATTTTCTGCCTAAACTGTCAGTAGCAAGAGCACTATGCTCCGCATCCATCTTATCATTTGAGCCTTCAATAACGCTTGTAGCATTCTCTGGAGCATATGCTCGGAATGTCATATAGTAGTAAGAATCTGAACTACCATCACCGGCATTCTGAGGAGGCAGAGCATTGATGTCTACATGCTCAGTATTCACTCTAACTTCGCTATTGTTATAACTAACAAACATTCCGTCAACAGGAAGTACTTCATACTTATTTTGTAAGTATTTTTGACTTGCTACCCATTCTTGAGTTGCAGCTTTTTCAGTAAGTTCTTGGACTGTTGGAATAATTTCTGTTTCAACTTTTTGAACTGTTGGTAAAATCTGTTGCTCAACTGTAGGAATAACTTCTTTTTCGAGTTTTGTTTGTACCTGCTCAACTTTAGGAGTAAGCCCAGCAACAGCAGCTTCAACATGCTGCTCAGTAGCGTAATTAGCATCATTTTCTAATTCACTTACTTTTGTAGGATTAGCTGGATGCTCGATATTATTAATTATAGTATCAATTTCTTCTTTACTATAGTAATCAGCTAAGTCTATCCCATCACTGTTACTATAATTAATCTGCTTTAGCGTCAATAATTCTTGGCCACTATCGTCTTTATCAAAAACGCTTAAAAAGAGCTCTGCAGTGTCTGTACAAAGATACCAACAATCTTCTTCTAAAACTATGTTAGGGTTAAGCTCCCCATCAATAAAAAGGTCAGTAGATAGACCTCGTCTAATATTAAGCTCAGACATAATTATTCACCATCCCCTTTTAATTGGGTATCCTTGAACTTAAAGTCTCCATACTTTACAGTCTGTTTAACAGCCTCTTCGACTGCTTCATCCTTTGCAAAATGAGGGTCTAATTCTACCACCATCTCATCTTTTCTTAAGTAGTCTTCCAAAGGAAGGGCTTCTTCAATCTGTGTAACTTCGTCCGGTGTCAAAGTAGCTAAATCAACATGGATCTCATCACCAGGAATTTCCTTAATGTTACCATAGCTATCTTTTACAGTAAGCCATACTTTATAAGTTGCCATAATACATTCTCTCCTTAAAATTAGTGTATTTATACTAAATCTTGGTCATCAAGCTCACACTTAATAAAAAATAGTTCATCAGCAGAAAGTTCTTGCGGACCAACTTTATTTTTAAAAGCAAGATTTCCAAGATCGATACGAACCTCTTTATTAAGAGGGTCTATTGCAAGTCTTTGGTCATTAACCTTAATAATCTCAATTTTATTTTCTTGAGCATTATCTTCTATGTTAGCTAATTTACGTTTTTCATAGTTTGATAGCTCATTGCCAGTAGCTGCTCGTATAACAACAACTGGCTTTTGTGTAGGTTTGCGTAATTCAATCATTTAGAGTGTACCTCCTTAGTTATTTTCTAGAGGCTCTAAACGCATACTAATAATTTCGTTTATAGCCGGAGGTACAGAAGAAATTTCGTCCAGTAACTCTAGTCTAACACCAAGCACTTCGCATTTATATATATCAGGATCAATTGAAGAAATATCGTCCAAAAGTTCTAAACGTACTCCAATAATAGACCCTTGGAACTCGCCAGGTTCAGGTTTTATCAGTAAATCTTGAGCACCATATTCAATTTGAATATTTCCGTTTTCAGTTAACTTTTTATACTCTGTCTCTTCTTTAGGATCAAAAGCATTAATTAAAACGGCAAAATTATAAAAAGCTCCTGGCTTTAGGTGTTTAGATGCTTCAGGAGTAATCTTAAAGATGACTTCGCCGTTTTCGTCTATGTCTGTTTTTCTAGCTCGAAATAAAAATACGTATGGCGAGTCTATGTAGCTGTAATTTTTTATGGCAAAAATAAACTCGTCATTTTCGCCCAAGTCAAACATGCGTAAATTTATTGCAAGTCTGGTATCACAGTTCATATATACAGTTATATCCGGCATAGTGGCGAGATAATTTGTACAATAACTTAGCAAGCGCAAGCCCTCCTAGTAAAATTTTAGTATCATATAATTTAGCAGTTTTCTTAACTTTTGTAAAATAAAAATAGGGTAGACTCAATAATGAATCTACCCTAATAAATTTCAAACATAGGCTCAGTTACTCGTTTAGTTACTGGTTGAATCTCCTGGTCGTTGCTTTTTATTTCTTTTGGCTCTATGCTAGTGTCAACTAATGTATCTTTATTTAATTTTATAATAAGTTTATTTACATTAAAATCTAAATTAACTTTATCAGTTTTGCTATTAATATTGAACATACTACAATCTCCTTTGCTATTAAATTTAGCAAAAGAAATTTTAAATTACAGATATAGCTTATACTTATTTTGATTTTTAGCTGCGATGACGGTATTCTGCATAAGCATTGCAATTGTCATAGGTCCGACACCACCAGGTACCGGAGTAATCCATGATGTTTTGCGTGAAACATTTTCAAAATCGACATCACCACAGAGCTTGCCGTCTACACGGTTAATTCCGACATCAATAACGACAGCGCCGTCTTTAACCATATCTGCTGTAATAAACCCAGGACTGCCGACGGCAACCACAAGAATGTCAGCCCGACGACAAACTTCTGTCAAGTCATTAGTTTTAGAATGCGCTGTTGTGACAGTGCCGTCTTTGTGAAGCAATAGCATGCTCATTGGCTTTCCGACAATATTAGATCTACCTACAACAACACACTCTTTGCCAGCTACTTCAATATTATAGTAGTCAAGCATTTCCATAACACCTGCGGGGGTACAAGGAAGAAAATCATATTCGCCGATCATAATTTTACCAACATTTTTTGGGTGAAAGGCATCTACATCTTTGTATGGACTAACTGCGTTCAAAACAGCTTTCTCGTCATAACCAGGTGGGAGGGGGAGCTGCACAAGAATACCATCAATTGCTTCGTCAATGTTTAAGTCGTAGATAAGTCTAATAAGCTTTTCCTGGCCAATATCCGCAGGTAAATTAAACTGTCTTGAAATAATACCCGTCTCCTCACAAGCCTTTTGCTTATTTCTTACATATACCTGCGAAGCTTGGTCTTCACCAACTAAGATAACAGCCAAACAAGGATAAACTCTTTTTTCTTTTAGTTGTTTAACTTCTTCGGCTACACGCTCCTTAACCGCTTTTGATACAACCTTACCATCAATAATATTACTCATATAAAACTCCTTTAATTATATATAAATTCTTCACACCTGTAACCATTCTCTCTAAGCCATTCAGCTACTAGATGCCTATGACAGAAATCATTAGGCTTTTCATAACAAACAAGAGCTATATCAACGCCAGAATGCGGATCTATCATTTCAGATATGACCTCATCTGCATTTAACTTGTTTAAGACCTGCTCTTTAAAACATTTTATATAATAATCATTATCACCAGTGCGTTTCCATTCCATAAAGAAATCATACTTAGGCGCTAACTTCTTATACTGAAAGCCTTTATAACCTGCTGGAGCCTTACCACAAATAGAAAAAGTAATAATATCTTTAGGTAATTTTTTAAGTTTTGCAAAATAGGTAGTATAAATCATTCTCTCTCAAATCCTTTATATTTATTCTCTACAGCAAAAAATCTTCCATGATATTTTTTACATTGCTCTATAACTTCTTTAGTTTCCGTTTTTGTGCTACAATAAAAATTAAATAGCGTCTTAGGGCCTACCTCAATATAGTCATGCGGAATATGAATAAGCGTTTCGTGAATAACTACTTCGTAATGTTTTGGAACAACAACTTCAATCTTCCACAACCTATCTTTCTGAATTAAGTCCAAAATAGCATAGCTAATCCAAACGCCTAAAGCATTAGCAATGGCTGTAGCAATAACCGTAATCTCTAAAGGGAGATTGGCAGTCTGTTTAACTACTACTGTATAAAAAGAATAAGCAATAACATTGGTTAGTACATTAATACCTCTGCCATATCTGACAGTACAGATACTTTTTGTACTAGATAAAATAACGTTAGTTAAACTAATTAAAAAGAAATATAGAGTTGTCATTGAAAACAAAGTATTTAACATGTAACGCCTCCTAACTAATATTTATCAATATATAATACAATAAAAGCCTAGGATATTTTAACCCTAGGCTTTTAGTTATTTAAAGGTTATTCTTCAATCTCGTCTCTAATATCTAGGATAGCTGAACCTTCACCCATAACCTGAGGAAGCTTGCCATCCCACTTTTCGTAAAATTTAGATTCAAGTACTTGGTCAGTCAGAGATTGAGTAAGAAGCTTATTAGCAGCTGCTTCTGCTTCAGCAGCAATTTTAAGAGCTTTTGCATCTGCCTCTGCCTTTGCAATCTTTGTCTCATTATCATAATCAGCCTTAAGCTTTGCCTGTTCGGCTACCATCTTGTCCTCTACTGCTTTTTCAAAAGAATCAGAAAAATCGATATTAGTAAGCACTACAGCTTCTACACTGATAAAGTAGCCCTCGTCAACAGCTGCTTTGACTGCTGCTTCTACCTCAGGCGAGATAGCAGCTCTATTTGCAATAATATTCATAGCTTTATGTGAGGAAAGTACAGCCTTAGTTTTTTCAATAACAATAGACTGAATACGTCCCTGTAGTACCTCAAGAGTACCATACTGAGTAGCAATATCAGTTACCTTATCAGGAACGACTCGGTACTGAAGTGTCATGGCTACATCCATAGTTTGTGCATCACTAGAATAAGCAGCAGTAATAATTTCTACATTCTGCACCTTAGTATCATACTTTGAATAAGAAGTGGTCATCCAAAGGTCAAAATTCGTGCCTGCGTCTCTAGTACCTGTAATCTTACCTAAAGTTTTAACTACAGCGATCTCGCCAGAATTCACAGTACGAAACGAGAACGGTACCGCAATAAAGCTAATACAGAAGATAACAGTTAAAATAATACAAATTACCTTACCAGCCGCAATGTCATTCTCTGAGCAGTAATAAACACCAATGCCGCAGCCAATAGCCAAGACCGCTAACAAAATACCTACAAAAAATCCAATTGCCATTTTTCATAACTCCTTAAAAATTATTTATATTATATATTAAAATCAAGTCAAAGACTTGTTATTTTAATTTAACAAAAAAGTATCAGTAAACCAGATTAATCTATCTCTAAAAGTATCTAAAGTTGAATCATTATGAATAATCGCATCAAAATTATAATTATCCATAGAAGTTTCAGAAACGTGCTGTTTCTGCTTTTCTGTTAAACCGCTTTCAAAATTAGGACGTTCAACTCTAAGAAGCTTAGTAGGAAAATTCTTTTCAACCTGGGTAAATTCAATCGGATAACGACAATCAGGAATCAAAACATAATCCCACTCATTCTCAAAAAACTTAAGGATATCAACAATAAAATCTACCCAATAAGATGGCTGTTGTGAAGAAATCACATCTGTTCCTACATATTGAAGAAGCGTTCGACCTTTCTCATCTTTTTGGCCATCCCAGTTAAAGAAGTTTGTACATACAAACTTTACAAGATCAGCATAATGAGTAATCAGCACTCTATTACCTTTAGCTTCTAAGTAATCTTTAATAATACTAGCGGCAGTATCTTTACCATGTTGTGCTTTTGCACTAATACAACAAACTTTCATATATTTACTCCTTAGTATTTTCTGTGTCTACCTGCTTATACTTGCAAGTTTTTGAGCAATTATCTACAAAATGCCAAAAATCGATAACGGCATCATAAGCAGAATTATTACTTTCTAAAAAACTGTTTCTTGCTTCTTGCCCAATTGGACATTCTTCATTACAATAGGTAATATCCAATATTAGGTCTCCTCAAAAATTCATAATATGAGACATATCATCCTCAACAATGCTACTAGTCTTTAGCTTTTTGCTTGCAAGGTATTTATTAATTCGCTCGCACTCTTGTTTTGCAGATAGCATAGTATCATGACAAAGATGAATACCATGAGGCACTTCAGGCACATATCTGTTCAGTTCAGGATAAACTGTTTCATAGAAAAAATCACAAGCGCCTTCCCAATAACGCAAAACCCCATTTTTAGGGTCACGATCTATATTAGTAATTTGAATAGGCTTATCTTGTACATAATACTGAGTAAAATTATACTTTTTAATAGCTGAGCCGTGACATGTTTGACAGCTATTTAAAACTTCACCACGTTTAGTACACTCAGGACATACTGTCTTTATTACTTTCTCAGTAGGACGTAATACAAACATATAATTAGCCATAATAAGACTCCTTCATTTTTTCATTCTATTATAATATACAATAGCTTACTAAACGGTTTTATACTAAAATTAATTATTTAGTAAAAAAATAAAGACTGGCACAAAACCAGTCTTTATTAATTAATTTATCTTATTAAAAATTATAGAACAGAAACATCGTTTCCTTTACCGCCAAAACCTCTAGCATCAAGATCTAAATTTACATCTAAAATCTCATCAAGGTTTTCACTATCATCAGCTTTTCCAGCTTTCTTAGCGGCCTTGGTTTTGGCGTATTCTTCGATATCCTGTTTTAGCTCATCAATATCCTCAACAGTAAGAGTGTTAAGAACTTTTTCATTACCATTCATAAGTGCCTTGAGAGTTGCTTTGTTTTCCATATTCTCAACAGCATCATAAAGAGCATCACCCTGTTTTTCAGGTAAAATATTAGAAATTAGCTCACCAAAGGCTCTTATAACAGTTGCACCATCGGCGCCAAGTCTAGTAGCAACCTTTTTTAGGCTATCTTTAAGCTTACCTTCAGTAAGAGATACTTCCTCTTCTAAAGATTCTTTAGTTAAAACACGAACTTCTGTATCATTTGCAAGCGACATGCTGCCATTACTGTGGAAAATATCCACACCACCACCGCTAGCACGATTTGAAACGCTTTGAACCCTACCTGGATACTGCTCTTTTCTACCGCCTACAGCTAAAATCTTATCTCCCTTTTTTACCTTATCAGCAGTAACAGTCTTTTCAATTTTCTTGCCAAAAAGGCCTTCTTCAATCTCTTCTGCTGCCTTATAAGGAACCATAGCACCTACAATAGCATAACCAGCAGTTTCTTCACAGAAAGCGCAAGCTTCATCAACATTTACTAAATCAGATTCTTCGTCTGCTTTTACATCGGACTCATCCTTGATTACGAGAGCACCGCACTTAGAGCACTCTAAAATAACTTTCTTAGGCTCGTCTACTTCAGGCTCTTCTTTAACGACCTCATCATCAACGACATCTTCTACAGGAATTTCTTCTTCAGCAGCAACTTCGTCTGCTAGCGCTTCTTCGTTTGTAGCTTCATAAAGCTTATTAAGCTCGTCTAGGGTCTCAAAAAAATTCATTTTGTTATTCTCCTTATTAATTTTTTCATTTATATTTTGTGTATTAGATACACTATTTACTGGATTAATTTCTCCTGAGGCACGATAATTCTTTCCATTCCAAGTTAGGATTTCTACCTCATATTGCTGACCTTCGTGGTTTCTTAGATTATTAGGAAAAGCTACATTTGCTTCACCGTGCACACCATCGTCAGCTCTCGCTCTTAGCTTATGACCGTCATCTACTATCGTTACAATATATTTACCAGCAGAAGCAGCTTGCTTTTGTACTTGTTGTGTAGCAGATACAGCCTTAGCAGTAGTGGCAGATGGAGCACTCGTAGCTACGGAAGTTTTACTAATAGAAGAACCATCGCTTAACTTCCACTCTAAAAGGTTTTCTACTAAGGCGTAACCCTCTTTTTCTGCAAGAAAACTATCAATGCTTCCTCTAAATACAAACTTAGTATAAGGCTCTGGAATCATATCTTCTAGCATATCTGCGGCTTCGTCTGCATCAAGAGAAGTATTGTCTTTGAAAGCATATATAAACTTTTTATTATTTTTACGGTCTAAGTAGTATCCAAACCAACAGTATTTAACATCTTCATCTAATCGATCACCAAGATCACACTCTGGACACTGGCCTAATGGATTTAGTTCTAAACCGCAGTAGTCACAAAAACTAACTTCTACGTCCTGTTCAGGTTCACGTGTCATTTCATAATACTCTCGTTCTTGGTTATCCTCATCCTGAATTCTTTGCCACATTCTATATAACTGTGCATCAGAATATTTATCGAAATTATAGCTTCTGCCAGAAGCTTCAATTTTATTTATGAGGTCTTGACGATCACCAAAAGATTCATTAAGCGCATCCAGTTCCATAAACGCTCGGAACATATTCATAAATAATTTATTCCTTTCAATAAAACTTATCGATTAATTTAGCGTTTATTTATTATCTGATTTAGTTAATTCTTCTACTTGCTCAAAATAAAATTTAATTTTATGTTCATGAGCCTCGACTAAGCCATAGTCTAAACCAACCTTATATATGTAATTATCACGAAAAAGCTTACTTGGTATTTCTTCAATCATTTTTCTAAATACTTCTAATGAATGGGAACGTTTGTAGTGATTATCCCTACGACATGCAGGCATATAGTTTTCAAAGCACTCAATTTGTTCTTCTGTATAGCTACCAAACCGTTCTCTTTGGACTGGAATAAGATGATCTACTTGCATATCTTTATATTCAATTTTCTTACCACAATATGCACAATGCCCGTCATATTTATTATAAACTGCCTCACGAACTTT